TCAAACCACTTTTGCGTGGGGCATGGATGGGGCAAATGACGATAATTTCTGGTTCAGGATGGCAAGCTGCTCACGGTCATTATCAGTCATCCACTTTCCGTAAACCTGATAAACCATCTGGGCATTGGCGTGTCCCATTTGAGAAGCTATAAAGTTTGGGTTGGCTCCAGCCGTTAATGACCAACATGCATATGTGTGCCTGGACTGATACGCTTTACGATAGCGTAAACCAGCACGACGCATTGCTGCCTCCCAACTCTGATTTACTGAGCCAACCGCATAGTGATTCCCAGACCGTCCGTTCTTTGCATGCAAAGAAGGATTAAACACAAAGGTGCATTTGTGTACCTCCTTCTTTTTGTACTCCCTTAAAACCACATCGATCTCATGTTGTTTTCCTAATCTGGTTAGTTCAGCCTGATCGCGCAAAACCTCCAGAGCAGCATCAATAAGTATGATGACCCTGTCTGTGCCCGCGTCTGTTTTTGGCGGGGTGAACTCTTTGGTTAAGGTATGGTTTCTTTTGACGGTCAAAGTTCCAGCTTTGAGGTCAATGTCTTCCCATGCAATGCCACACATCTCACCATGCCTCAATCCCGTATACACGGCCAAGGACCAGAAGTTCTTAACCTGTCGATTTGAACATGCATCAATCAGTCGAACAAATTCATCACGAGTAAGAGGATCTGGCTCTACTTTGGAACGGCGAAGCGGAGACATCCCATCCATGGGATTTTCGCTGATATAGCCATTGGCTTTAGCAAAGCCCATCATCCCGTAGATAACACCCATGTAGAAATTTACCGTTGCTACTGAACGACCTTTAACTATCGACTTATGGCCGCGCTTTGGGTTCTGCATGCCTGTGAGAAGTGACTTCCTCAGTGACATCATCTTTTCCTGATTAATGGAAGACAGAAGGGTGAATTCTCCGAGCATCGGCAGAGTGTTTCTCGCTGCAGACTTATACCGACCCATAGTGTTGTTGCAGATGTCTATTTCCTTGAGGGAAAGCCATTTTTCACATAACTCACCCACTGTTATATCGATCCTTTCCTCGCCAAATTTAGAAAGGTTAATCGAATCAGGGAACTGTGCTGAATAGCTGAATGAACCGGTCTTAATCGCAAAGCAGACGGCAGACCTGAGGTCTCCTGCAGACTTCCTGTTTTTTGGCGTGTCCGGGATGCTCAGTTTCTCCCTCACCCTCGATCCCTTGTACATAAACCATATGCGCAAAAAACCTCCATGGTTCTCTACGCCTGGCGGATAGCTGACTTTAGTCATTACTGCTCCTTAGTGGATAAAAAGAATCGGTAGGTTAAGCTTTTTTCCGTGCAACAGCACCTGGCTGATTCGATGCCTGACGCTCAATCCACACGTTTATCTCGGCCAGGTTATACATGCACTCGCTAGTCGGCTTCGGCTCACCTTCTGGAGAAACGTGAAGATATTGCCTTCCCTGCATCCATGATGCCTTCCTTGCTCTCTTTATCGTCCCCTCCCGCAGTCCTGTAATTTGCATCAACTTCTCTTCGGTTACCCACTTATTAGGCACTAGTTGAATCACTTCACTCATAACTTCCTCCCAATAAAAAACCGGCTCAGTGGCCGGATTTAGCGATGATTATTCGATGCGGATTCCGGGCATCCCTCCGGTAGCGATGACATCGTAGATAAGCTCTGCTGAGTGCGCATTACTAGCAGAGTTGCGACAGATGTCTGCCATTGCACTTACGGCTAAATCGCGCTTCCTGTCTGCTTCTGAACGGATAGGGCGGAAGCTCAAGGTTTTGTGCTTGTATGCATCAACGTTATCAATTCTGTAGTCATGCAGAACAACGATTTCACCTGCCATGTACTCGACGCGGAAGCGAGTCCACACGCGACTATCATCGCCTTCAAAATGAACCTCAACCTCAGTGCCTGCTGGGATTGGATAATCGCCATCCCACTCGGGCTTCTTAGATGCCACTAGTGCAGCTTCGTATTGCTCTCGTGTGACCTCTGCCAATTCCCAATCATCGGCGAGCGCAAAACCCAAGAGGGATGAACCGCCGCCAGCTCGATAAATATTTCCTGTGCGCCCTTGCACGAGCGCATGGATGTTCTCTGATGGCCACCCGCCACGCTTAGGAAGCTCTTTCACCAAAATCTCTAATAAAGTCATCACATCCTCCATAAACAACAAAACCCGCCGTAGCGAGTTCAGATAGAAAGAAACCCGCACTTGGCGGGCTATTCAGGCTTTGGTGCTGCGGCTATCGTGAAGAAGCCCTGACCAGAGCACTCCTCATACATCTGCCGTGCCGTTGCCAGTGCGCTATCCTTCTGAGCATCGTTGAGCAGATAAAAATCATGCCTGTAGCGCATAGCGATGCTATTTAAATGCGCCTTACTTGGAACCTTGGGCACCATCACCCAGCCCCCAGGCAGCTGCGGCGCTGCGTATAAGCCGACGGTGTAACCCTCTATAGCATTTCGCTTTCGGTCAGCAGGCCAAGCCCGGAGGTATAGCCCGGTAGCCTGCATGTTAGAAATCTCATGCTTCTCGGTGAACGCCACCGGCTCTTTCCCCGCTTCCCGCAATGCAAGTAGCTCGCGTAAACCATCCGCGGCCTGCAGCAGTTCCTGCGCCGCGCTTACATTGCCAAACTTGACGTTATCAGCCACATGCTCAAGTCTGCCAATAACGTATTCCAGGCGCTCATTGCTCAGGTTATTCATAAAGCCTCCTTCATGCTGTCTATTCTGCCTATTAGGCCGCTGAACAGTGCCGGGTGTATTTGGTCGCAAACATCCTTGAATTTCCCTGCCAGGAGTGTTTTTTGTTTGTGCCACTCCAGGTGGGCTGATACCGCATCATCAAATGAACCAAGGTGCTTTCTCTTCCCATTGACATTTATGTAGGAGTCAAACTTCTTCTTGAATTTACTTTTTGATGCTCCAGCAGGAAGACCGTTTTTCTTAACATTTCCAGCAGTCGTGAAGGTATTTAGTTCTTGGGGAATGAAAACGCAGGTGCTTGGTGAATAAACTTTATTGCCTGGAACAAGAAGATCTTTGTCAAGATGCCAGCCATCAACATGATTTAAGTCCCACCACTCCTTGAAGGCGCTGAAACTTTTCCACTCATCACACACCTTGCAGCCTTGGTAGTGTTTGCGCTTTTGTTGCTCCTTTTTGTCGTAGCAGCGCTTAATCATGTCTCGCCAAACTTGGTAGCTTTTGATATTGAACCTTCTCTTGCCAGACAAAAATGAAACAACACCGGGAAAATCATTAAAACCAAATCCATATACAGGAATCAGCGCTTCGAGTTGTTTAGTCATTGCTGGCCTCCTCACATTCGTGCATTTCTGGCTCATCCGCTTTGTAATAACCGCCGCAAAATCCGCAACGAACGTCCGGGGCTTCATCGTAATTTGCCGTGCCGGTAATCATCCCGCGCTCTTTCAGCGCTTCGGTGTTATTGCTCATCGCTGGCCCCATTGCGCAGTTCAGATGCGAATCCAGTACAGAGAAGAACTACACCTTTCCACTTGCGTTGCATCGCCTTATCCCCGGTGTGACGTTGATATTCTTGTCCTGCAAATTTTGATAAGGCATCAACACCCTGGGCGCGTATCTCTGCCAGCGCGGCGTCGGTGGCGCGAGTTTCGATATTCGGCAGTAACGCATAGTCGCAAACTGTCTCGATTGCCGGATCACAACTGTCATCACCGGTGAGCGGGCGCTCATCGACCTTCGTTGAGCTTTGCATAATGATCCCCCAGCACACGCTGCTGGTTTCTTCATCCCAGCCGTCGCAGGCATCACCGCGATAGTCGTCGATCGCTCCTTCGGCTGACTCAATCGCTTCCTTAGCCGACTTGTGCCACTCAAAGCCATGTTCTGAACCGTAGGAGAAGAATCCTGCAGCAGACTCACCAGACCTCAAGTCCGCGTTCTCCGCCGCCAGCCCCTGCACCTGCGCGGTGAGGTTCGTCACCGTGGCTTCGTAGGCGGTTAACTGGCGCTGGAGTTCGGCTATCTGCATGTCACGCCAGCCAAGCTCCGCTGCAATATCGGATTTGCTGTGAAGCCCTTCGCCGGTCATCGCTGACACGTGGCGGCAGTAGTGTCCGCCTGCTTCGTCCAGCGCCATAAGGTCACGTTCGGCGTAAAATTTATTTGTCATAGTCTTTCCTTAAGCGTCCCGTTAATGACGCCAATGTGATAGAGGAGTTGATAGATAGTGAATCGTGGAGATATGCGGCGCTCGTAGCTGAGAAGGATTCTGCGGTTGATGACTTCCCTGTCTTTTATGCTCTTGGCTTCCTCTGCCTTCCACGCTCCCTGAATCTCTTTCCAGCACTGACGAGCGGTTGCGCGAATGGCGTTAAGCTCTGCTGTTTCCATTGCGTATCATCCGGTTCAGATACTTGTTCTGGTTCACACTGGGAAAGCTGCAGCGAGCTAATAGCTCTGCTTTGGTGGGCATGGGTGCTTTGCAGGATTTATGGCGAGCTGATGCGTCACCCGGCGTTACATCCGGGTTGAACTGATGGCTAAACATGCTCACGCTCCACGTATTCAGAGATTTGTTTGCTGACGGACTGGCTGAGGTTTTCGATATGCAGAACCAGAGCTTGCAGGGACTGAGCTTCAGAGGTAAGGATTTCTCGATGGCAAAGCTCTTTTACCAGGTGCTCAAATTTGGAGTAGTACCGAGCTGAACTAAGGCCTTCCTTGCCAGCGTTATCGCCTTTTTCGATGATTACCTTCTCGCGTAAAACGAGGTCGTGAACAGTCCCGGTAATGACGTATTTACCGATTTCGATGTGAAGCTTCATGATGTTTTCCTGTTATCAGGCGCAAAGACCTAGCGAGGCGGCCAGTAGCTTTAGCCGCTCGTTTTCTTTCTCTGCGATTAATTGGGCTTTGAATGGGTTGGTTTCGATTCGGTTGTCTGGGGTAATCCAGCCACGGCGTTGGTAGAGATAGGGAAGGGTTACGCGGCCTGCGGTTATGGGGTCGTAGATGCCTTTCAAATCACCCTCACTTAATGATGAGGGATGGCTTGCCAAGCTTGATAGCAGCACCAGGGATGTCTATGCCAGCCTCAATCTGATGCTTTATTGCGAGCTTGTCAGGCTTGATGGTGGTTTCGTACTCGACGAACTCAGCAGGAATTAACCCAGCATCGACAATCTCAACGCATTTAGATGGCGCCCTAACGGTGACCTGATGAATCCCTGCTTTGATGGACTTCTTGCCAATTGTTTCCAAGGATGCAGCGATGTATGCCTTGATGCTTTCCACCTTGCCTTCGGTTGACCTAGCTCGCTCAGAAAGCTTCTTCGCCTCATCCTTGAGGGCGCCAGCATAGGATGATTCGTTTTTGCAGATTGCCAGCAGCTGCTCAACCTTATCGGTGAATTCTCCATCCAGACCCTCAATGGTGTCGGCGATCATCTCGGGCTCTAAGTCAGCGTCCAGCAACTGAGCGTACTGATTTGCGACTTCATACAGTTTGGTCATCGGTAACGGCCTCTAATTTAGCTTTGCATTCTGCGTAAATGGCCTGGATGTTTTGCTGCAACTTCATCCCGGCAGTCATCTTATAAGCGGTCTGGAAAAGACGTTTAAGCGAGTCCATTCCATCTGCTTTTTCCATTTCGTCGCAGAGAACCTTCACTTTGTCGAAAACTTCCTGTTGTCGTTGCTTTTCGGTAAGAACGACCTCGCTTTCCGTCGTGTGTGGCATCACTGGCTCCTGGTGAATTCCCTCTTCCTCATTGATAACGTGAATTGCGTTATCCAGGCGCTCAGCGCGAGGCCAGTATTTGCTTGCTCTCTTAACGATGGTTTTACGGGCCATCTCTTCCCAGAAGTTTTTCCATGGTCCATTTTTTGCCTTGCTTGTTGCTTCCGTAGCTTTGATTTCTGCCAGGCTCATTTCTTCAGTGAGATAGTCTCCATCAGGAGTTTTCACCGTGCAGTAGCCACCGACTACAGTTCCGCGGTCGCCGAATGCGTTGTATTTATGCGTCGGTGCAGTGTCGAGGCCATTCGATTCGTAGGTATCGTTTGAATAAACCAGTTTGCACTGACCCCACTTAATTGATCCGGCAGACTGAGCGAGGTGAAGAAGCCCCATGTAGCTGATATCAAGGCAAACCATGCCGTCGCGAGGGACCAGGTAAGCAAGCTTGCTGGCTGGGTTGAGAGTGATTCCAATGGCCGCTACGTTGATGATTGCGTTCTGTGCGCTGACAGGGTTAGCCATTGCTGTTTTTGTCAGGTAGTCATTGCGCTGGAATAGCTGCATTGCGAACTGGCTTTCCTTGGCCCATGTCACTGCCTGGTCGGTAAGCGCCCCGCAGAAAAGATGCTCCTGCTGTTTTACGAACTCGACGATATTCATTACGCCGCCTCCCTGTGTTCGTGTTTGGCTTTGAAAATCCCGAATGCATACTCAGCAGTTACCCGCGCCGTTAATGCATCCCAGAACCACTCAGAGGACTTTTCCTGATAATCCACATCATCACCTTCGAGATACTCAACGGCGTCTGCTGTGTTCTCGTCAGGCTTAAAATTGCGGAGTATCGTGGTTATCGGATCAGAACCTTTAGCTAGGCGCTCAACCTCTTCGGAAATTCGCTCGTTGTCGCGCTCGCTCAGGCCGGAAATGATGGCCTTAATTTCCTGCTTATCGGCATAAGTCAGTCTCATGATTCCTCCTTCACTGGCTCAGGAATTTTCACCGGTACGCCGAGGTCTTTAAGCAACCTGGCGAATTGTGCGTCGGTCATATCGCGAGGGGATTTGTTATTCATTTTCCCCTCCGGTACCACGGATGATTGATTGCAGACTTCATCTCTTCTCTGGCCTGCTGCCACATCTGGCCGTCGCCGAGATATCGAGCGATAACGGCCTTGCTCTGCGCTGCTTTGAGCTTGTTGTGGTTGATGCTCAGATGCTGTTGCATAAGGCCTCCAGTTGCTTGCGTGCTGCTTTGATGATTTGCTTAAAGCGACGGGATAATTCGGATTCTGGCGGGTAATAAGCGGACATGACGCCGCTACCCGCGATGGCGTACATCATGGGCTGTTCCTTAATTAATTTGTTTTGTATTTGATTTCGTAGAGTTCGGTAGTGACTTGATTTAGACGGCTCTGTAGTTCATTCAGATTTCTCGCCTGAGTCTCTATCACTTGGCGTGAAACTTCTCCAGACGCCATGGCAATTGCTAGCCGGGCTTTGTCAAGAACTGTTCCTTTTCCTGAAAATTTCTCGTGACCACAAAGCGATGAGCCAGAGAAGCCGTTCTCTGTCATGCCGTAAATGTCGATAATTTGCTCTGTTACGTGTTTTATTACGGCGTCGTAGCATGAAAGCGTTTCAATCAGTTCAACCTGCTGCTCGCCACTCATTAGTTCTACTAGCGATGAAAAATCATTCAGAGATATCGTGATGCCATGTGAGGATTTAATTTCGATGCTCATATGTCTGTCCTGTTTAGTTGTGCTCATTAATCAGCGACTGCGCTCAGTAATAAACGCGAATAAAAAAGCCGCACGAGGGCGGCTTATGACTACTGTTTTTCTACTGCTTTATGAGACCTGTAATCTTCAATAGCGTTAGCTATCGTTTCGATTGGGTCATGCTCTTGCGAGATAACTTCGCGGATTGACTCCTCGCTCGCATTAATCACGCCATCACCCAAATAAAACGCCAGGGCATTGATGATTTCTTCATACGGTGTTTCTTCCATACTTTTCTCCAGTTAAAAAGAAGCCCGCACAGTGGCGGGCAAACAATGATTCAGTATCAGCTCTCATTGGCATCTCATCATGTAAAGACTGATGTTCCTACAGCTAGACGGCGATGCCCCGCCGCAAGAATGTTCATTGCCGCATTTATATCGCGGTCGTGTGTTTCTCCGCACTCAACACATGTCCATTCTCTTATTCGCAAGCCTGTCCTACCTTTCGGACTGTTTTCGGATATGCATCCGCAACACGAACAAGCCTGGGTGGAGTAGTTTTCGTTTACGATTTCAAACACCACTGACCGCGCAATCGCTTTATATTCCAGTTGTGTTTTTAGCATTGACCAGCCAGCGTCCAGGACGCTTTTTGCCATTTTGGTTTTAACAAGCTTTGTGGAACTTACATCTCCGACAAATATCGCCGCATTCTGATTAACTAGCTCAGTAGTAAATTTGTGAATCGCATCCTTTCTGCGATTTTTAATTTTTGCGTGTATCGATCTGACTCTGCTTTTCTTTCTTGCCCTTTGTGAAACCCCAAGTGATGACTGCAGTTGTCTGTAAAAACCCCCAGAGGAAAGTCGCATTCCAGTTGATGTGGTAGCCACATCCTTTAACCCCAAATCAATTCCTATCGATGAGGTAGCATTTGTCTGCTCAGCATCAAATTTAACGCATATATTTAAGTACCATCTGCCCCTTCTGTCTTCGGAGAAGCATCCCGATCTTAAATCGTAATTGCCAATCCCATAGGTATCCCATACCTTAAAGTCATAGCCAGCAAACCTGATAGAGTCTTTTGACCATGTGACAGACCTTGATTTAAATGGCACCCAACCAAGAGACCTTCCTGACCCATGACTAATGCGCCAACGAAGCTTTGATCTCCTTGATTTGTTCCTTGATTTAGCATGTACAGCTATAGCCTCCTGAACAGTTGAGCTTCCTATGCTCCAATTGTTTATCTTTTGAATTCCAGATGTGGCCTTTTGCAATTCAAAAGCAGATAGCCATTTTGGTACCTGAGGCCCGTAATCCGAATGATTTTTATATGAATTGCAACTGATTTCATTTACAAGATTAAAAACCTGATTCACTTCTCTCGACATCCTTATAAGAAGTCTTGCGTGTCGGTCCTTTACCCTCAGAGATAGGGTTTTAAACATCTCGCTCATAAATGAAATCCTGTACTAATAGCAATCCATATTTATATAGCTAATTGCATCTCAGTGAAAGCTGATGCGGAGGTTACTCGGTGGGTGGTGCGGGAATTTTCATCCAGTGGGTGAATGCATTTAGTGACCTCGGGTCAGCATCTGCATTGGCTGAAAACCACATTCTTTCCCCTGAAATCATGTCATCTTCGACAAAGTGCGTTTCAACCCAGGTTGTGTCGTCAGTAGCGACAATCACGTATTCGCCTTCCGCTGGCATCTGTTTGCTGCATGGAATCCACTCCATATCCTCACCCTCTATTTAGTTGTGCGCCGAGAATCACTCATCTTCATCATCGAGTCCGTTATAGCATTCACGGCAAAAATCATCCCATTCACCATAAACCTCACCTTCTTTAAGGTGCTTACCGCATCCATCGCATACTGCATATGGCTCACTCATCACTCACCTCTGTTAAACCGTATGTAATAAAAAAGGCCGCCTAAGCGACCTACTGATAGTTATCTTCGTCGTATTCGTTCATGTTCACCTCAAATTAACGAGCAGTAACGCTCTCAGATTTACGATAGCCCGCCCGATATAGCGATATCTCTGGAAGGCAGCAGCTGCCATCCGTATAAACTTTGGTGTCCTGGGCGATTAATGCTTTCTGCACCCGGTCAACCTTTCGATTCAGCGTCAACACCTGGCGCTGCGGCTTTGCGCTTACTCCCACTAACAGGGGGTTAGCAGCTTTCCATTCAGCCTGTTTAGCTGCGCGGCGTTCGCGGCGACGTGCTTGTGAGTCCATACATCCTCCTGTCAGTGTGTTTAGGTAGATGGCGCGCCAGATGCTTATCTTCTGGTTGCTTCGGCGAGCTGCAATTCACGCCATCTCCAAAACAAACTGTTTCGGTGTATTTGCGCTTCTTCAGCGCTATCTGTTAATGAGCATTCACCGTCCTGGTGAGTAGTGCGTCCTGCTGATGAAACTAAGTATACAGATGGTAAACTTCATTGCAAATACAATTCGTATCATTGCGTTGTGATTAAATACAGATTGTTGATTGCTAAAGTAATTTATTTTTGTAAATGCCATCTCAGTGGCTGTGCGGTGGGTGGTTTTGGTGATTTGGTGGCTAGTGAGGCTGGGTAGTGCGGTGCTGTGCCTGGTTAGCTGCCGGGGTAGCGGCGCTCTGTGGATCAGTAGCGGGCAGGTGGGTTTTTAAGAAAATTGGGATCTGGAATTAAAGCATTGATATATATGGAATGATTGTTTATGCGGTGTTTGTAAGTTATTGATTTTATCGGTGGGCGCGTAAATTTGGGATCACGCTATTACAGGCAACAAAAACCCGGCTCGGTGGCCGGGTTGCATGTGTTACTTTTGGTTTTCACTTTTTGCTTTCTGGGCTGCCTGCTCAACTTGAATTGCCGTCAGAGTCTTCCCGATGTCATCCAGCTTGTCAGCTACTCTATTAAAACCCTGGGTCATGTCGTTGCGAAGCGCTGCATTGTCATCTGAGGCTGCCTTTCTGTCTGCTGCCATTTGCACTCTAATTTCTGACATCTGCGCATCTATTCTGTTTTGAGTCAGATTGAAGAAGCCAAAAACAGCGAGAATGACCAAGGCAAGGAAAGGCCAGCTGATTTTTAGAGCGTGAAGAAGCTCCTGCACATATGTTTTATTTGTCACTTGCTCCTCCTCAATCTCAATGGTTACAGTTTCAACAGCATACATTTTGCTGCCATCTTCATTGTCTATTCTAACACCGATTGCCTCTCGGTACGCGCTTTTCACTGTACCAGGTTTTGGCTCCCAAGCAAGATCATCCCACGGTATTACATTCATAACTTGCCGCTCGCTTCGAGTTTCCTCACTACTGAGCTGCAGTTGAATAGCATCGTATAGCCGCAGGTGTCACAGATAAGCGTGTAGTTCCAGACGCCTTTCCCTTGAAGCTGAGGGATCGGTAGTGTAACTATCATCGGCTTCTTTTTGTCATCATGGGAAGCTGCTACAGCCCAGTTGCCACTTTTGCAAACAGGGCATTTTACTGTGTCCCGGTTGGCATTCAGAGAATTGAAGTATGATTCCAGCCCTTCAATATCAAGTGCCATAGCCAGCTCTGGCATGCTTTTCTTATTATCAGACATTATTCATCCTTAAAATCAAATTGCAGCCTGTGTGCGGCCTCTACTCGAACGTCTCGTCAGGCCATTGGGACTTGACCACCTTGCCGATCACCCTACATGTCTCATTGCACGGTATGCTCTGGTAGCGCGGGTTAGGGTTAAGCGGCTCCAGCCAGGGCTGCCCGTCATCCCACGTGAACTTCTTGAAAGTCACCTCTGTATCACCAAACACACTGGCAACACAGAAATCACCTGGATTAACGTCCTCTGCTGGGTCTACCAGTATCAACATGCCTTCAGGGAAGCTGGGTTTAAGACCCTGCGGCGCAGTCATAGAGTGACCAGATACCTCAAGCCAGAACGAATCGTTGCTCGCCTTCTTGGTTGTGGCTACAAGCCTCTGTGCGTCGCGTTCAGTGAATGTTCCTACCTCTGCAAACTGACCAGCCTGAACAGTAGTGAAGAGCGGGTATTCATATTGAGGAGTTACTGGTTTTCCTTCAGAAAACTCCCCAACAGTGAATGTCCCATCAGAATTTAATTTAACATCCTTAACCCCAAGCATCTCGAAGACAGCGCCTATTTCCTGAAGTGACGGATTTCTCCTTCCATTCAGCCAATGGCTTACCGCGCCTTTGGTTACCCCAAGGCGTTCCGCAACCTTATCCTGGTTTAAACCAAGCGCATCGATCCTTTGCTTCGCAATATCGTACCAGTTCATTTTCATCCCTAAATTATACATTCCGTATCAATCGTTGATAGTCACAACTCGTAAACCATGTATTGCGATTTTGAATACGATGTGTATACTTAACATTGAGAAAGGAGAACCCTATGAATAACATTCGCACTTTTCGTGAGCGCTTTGGGTTAACGCAGGGAGACCTTGCAAAAATCGTTGGTTGTACTCGTGGAGCAATCTGTCACTACGAGACCGGGCGAAGAGGGATGGACATCAATTTATGCCGAACTTTCATCGAGGCATTTAAAGAGTACGGCCATAACGTAACCATTGATGACCTTTTCCCACCTAAAGCAGCATAAGCACCACCCCCGCTCTTTACACATCCCGAGCTGAAGAAGCTCAGTAATCCAAAAGAATACAAATCTCAGTGGCGACCGCTACGGCTTCGTCACGTAACTCATTAACTATGGAAATTATTACGCATGGAGCACGCAAGCTACAGCAAACCAACCCAACGCGAGATTGATCGCGCAGAGACAGACTTACTCATAACCGTATCTCAGCTAACCGGCAGAACCTTTGCAGAGCTTGCTGGATGGCATGAATCGAAGGTAAGTCGCATGAACTGGCGTGATATCGCCACAGTTTTCTGCATAGCCAGGATAGCTATTGAGGTGAGTCCTATTGGACGGGTATTGCAGGAAATTAAGCAGGTTGCAGGAAAGAAAAAATCCCCGGCGGCAACCGAGGATTCTAAGCAAATAACCATGAAATTCTAGTCGTAATAACTGGATCAATTCACAGGAGTAATTCTAATGCCGAAACGAAGAAATTACCAGGAAAAAGAAGAGCGCCGCCAGCCGGATTCACCTGATGGATTGGTCGTTGCAGCTGCCAATAACAAGCCGTTTGCAGAGCGGTTTATTGGCGTTTTCAGACTAGCCAAAGCAGGAGTGAAGAAAGATGGGCGTCGTTAAGTTATCAGACTACAGGCCGCCGCTGGAGGTCGTGGAGCATCGCGTGGCGCAACTCGAAGATGGCTTTACTCGCATAGCGAATGAGCTACTGGATGCCGCTATGGCCTCCGGGCTGAGCGAAACGGAACTTTGCGTACTGCTTGCTGTATTGAGAAAAACCTACGGGTTTAGCAAGAAGATGGACTGGATAAGCAACGAGCAACTGGAAGAGATGATAGCCAAGCATCATACCCACTGCTCAACGGCTAAGAACCTGCTTATCAAAAAGAAAGTGCTTATGCAGGAAGGAAGAAAGGTCGGCATGAATACCAATATTTCTGAGTGGGAAACAAAGCTTAACGGGTTCTGCAAAACATTAGCTAAACCTGCTAAGAAAACCTTAGCAGAAGTTGCTATTGAACCTAAGCAGAAGTTGCTAACCACAAAAGACAATATACAAAAGAAAAAAGAAAATACCCCCATACCCCCACAGGGGGCTGTCAGAAATTCACGACAAACAATCCAATTCGACCGTGAAAGAGTTAAGTCCACATGGAACGCAAAAGCTGAGTCCTACGGACTGCCAAAAATCCGCAGCATCACTTCCACTGTCGAAAAGGGTTTAACCAACCTCTACAAAGCCCACCTGAAGCAATGCAAAGAAACCGGCCGTGAGCCGCGGGACGTTGACACGCTGATTAACGGATACCTGGAGTTTGGCTACCAGCCGACGCGCTGGGCGATGGGGGACAACCCTGAGGGCAAGAAGTACGGAATCGAAACCGCACTTCGCCAGCAGAAAATTGACGAGATACTCGGACAGGAGGCCTGATGGACAGCTACGCATTCGAAGAGCAGCTCATTGGGGCAATGATGATCCGCGGCGACCACATCGACTGCCGAGACATCGCAGGAAAACTCCCTGAAGAAGCATTTTTCAATCATCACCTGCGCCAGATGTACCGCGTTATCACTTCACTGCTGAGCAAAGCTGAGCCCCTGGAGATGTTCGCCGTGCAGGATGGCGTACCGGAAGCGACAAAGCACTTCGTTCTGGAGGTCGCCGGCCGTTGCACATCAACCGCAAATCTCCGCGGCTGGGCTAAGCGAGTCAGGCAGTGCTGGATGCTCCGCAAGGGTGAGGCTGAATTACTCCAGGCTGCCGAACTTCTGCGCTCCGCAAGCACCCACGACATCAACGAAAAAATCGCAGAGGTTAGCGGTATTGTCGGCCGGCTGCAGTTCGAAACCAATTACCGCCTGCCGCGGAAGATTGGCGACATGCTCGGTGATTACATGGATGTCCTGGAAAAACGAATGCATGGCTCTGAATCTGGGCTCTACCTGAAAACCGGTATCGAACCGATGGACGAAGAGTACGGAGGATTTGACCGGACAGACCTGATCATCATCGCCGGTCGGCCTGGCATGGGGAAAACAGAGCTTGCTATCAACATCGGTAACTCAATCGGCCGGCAGCGTGGACGAGGCTTAATGATTTCGATGGAGATGTCCGAAATGCAGGTTGTCGAGCGTCACGTAGCTGATCGCGCCGGAATCGCAATCGGATCCCTGCGTAACCCACTGGATATGATTGATGAGCAGTACACGCGATTAACCGCGGCAACAGGGCAGCTTCAGGATGAAGAAAACTACGTGCTGGATGAAACCCTGGGTGTGGACGAGATTATCGCCCATGCAGAGCGGCTTAATATGGACGGCGGCCTGAGCTTTGTCTCTATCGACTACCTTGGCCTGATGAAGAAACCAAAAGCCGAGCGTAACGATATCGCCATCGGTGAAATCACCCGCAAGCTGAAGCAGTTCTGCCTTCGCAACAAAGTCCCGGTAATCCTTTTGTCACAGCTTAACCGCGGCGTGGAAACTCGCATGGATAAGCGACCGACACTGGCAGACCTGAAAGACTCCGGCGCGATAGAGCAGGATGCAGACGTAATCATATTCCCGTACCGCGACGAGGTATACAACGACAAGAGCGACATGCGCGGTATCGCTGAAATCATCGTTGGCAAATACCGGTCTGGTCAGCCAAAGACGTTCTACATGGGCTGGCGTAACGGGCATTTCACAAACATCGATCAGGACGACGCAGCGCGACAGTTCGCAGAAAACGAGCGCAAGCAGGAGCCGGTTAAGGACTGGAGATAAACATGAACACAGCACAGCAAATCATCAATGCCAGCAAGTACCGTGAATTCCCGGACACGCTGTTAACGCTTGAGCTATGTCGATCAATGGCTCGCACAGAAGGCCGCAAGGTAGGCGATTCCCTACGGAAGTGCGCCAAGGCACTATCCAGCAAGGTTCGCAATCGCAACCTGGAAGGAACGCTGCTGACGATGAGCCGAAGCATGTTCCCGGAATCTGAAATTACCCGCATTCGTGGCTGCATTGGCAAGATGGAAGCCGCACTGATGCGTGAGGTTCGCGATGTCGAACTCACGGAAGATAACCTGAAAGAGCTAGCGGAGGGTGCGGAGTGAGCGATAGTAAAAAATTCATGATTACTGGACTCTGGAACGGTAAGCCATTTGAGAAAATTATCGAAGCTGAGGACGAAAATGACGCAGCAGGCCACTTCATGTTTTTCGCATCTATGGCTTATGCGCAGATAGATAATTTTGAGATTAACAAGATGCTTGAAGGAGTGAGGCTGTGAGTGATTTAGCGTTTCGAGCGATGAAATTTGCGATGGATAAACACAAAGACCAGCGCAGGAAGTACACCAACAACCCATACACCGATCATCTCGCAGAAGTGGCAGGGATTGTCTACGGTGCTGCTTCATGACATGGCTATTGCCTGTGCATGGCTCCACGATGTGGTTGAAGACCAGGGCATTACAGCAGAGGAATTGCGAAGAGAGTTTGGCGTCACCGTTGCTCGCGGTGTTATGGCACTTTCAGATTTGGAGGAAGGTAACCGAGCGGAGCGTAAGAGGCTGAGCCGCGAGAGATTGGCAAAAGCACAATCATGGGTACAAACCATCAAAGTTGCAGACCTCATCAGCAACACTTCAAGCATCGTTGAGCACGACCCAAAGTTCGCGGTTACATACCTCGAAGAGAAGCGCCTGCTGCTTGATGTGCTAACGGAAGCTGATCCACTGCTTTTGGCTATCGCAAGGGAGCAGGTAGAGAATAAGTCATGACCGCTTACATCACAGAGTTAACTTTCGGGCTGCTGACTATCATCGCAGCCTTTTTTATTTGTGCTGCCGGGAGGAAAGAGAAGTGACCTACAAATACGTTAATCCGTGCGAGAAGGGCTTTGTGCGAATCCCCATCACCCGAAAGCAGCACAACCGATTCATCCCAAACCGCAAACAGAAATTCGGCGCAAAGGTCGAGTATTACTGGCTACAGGAAAACAACACTATCGAGGCGCAGTATTTTTGCTCTTGGTGGATGAAGGCACTCCTGATTACGGTCATGTTTCTACCTGCCATTTTGATGCAGGGAGTACCTGAGACCATTCGCGATATTGGCAACCTGATTCACGAAAGAGAGCGCGGGAAATTCAGCGCTGACAGATGGCATCTTAATCAACAGAAGACAACAGACGGTGAGCTTGAGGCATTCATAGCTGCAGCCATCAAGAAATCGTAACCGGCCACGGCCTTACTGGAGGGGATATGGCAGACATTCAGCGTCGCGTTGTTTGTGCGGCAAACAAATACGAATCGAAACTTGGCATCTCGCCAATGACGTTTGTCGGCGTGCGGCACTTCTGTCCCATCATGCGACAGAACATGCAGCCATTTTTCAAGCATATTGAAAGGAGTTCTGAGGTTCAGGGGTTCGTTGACCAGTTCGGTACATTCATGGACAGAAGCGAGGCTCTTGAAGTGGCTAGAACCGCCGGGCAATTGAATGTGGCAAGAGTTAAAACATGGCCTGATAACGAGCTATTTAGCGAAGACCTTTACTGAGTAACGGAGGGGATATGGAAAGTAAATCAAGAGAGCAGTCGCTGAGAGAGCAGTTTCAGGAATGGTGGGAGGAGTGGTTTGGTGATGCTCCATTGACGCCATGGGATGAGTTGTGGCACGGCGATGGGTATACAGCAGAGAGCATCGACATAATGTGGGATGCATGGCAGGCCAGCAGATCGACGCTCGTTGTTGAGCTTCCTGATGGCTGCGAGTTTGGCGTCGGTTCATCGTGGATTTATTCGGGTAACGTATCAGAGGCAATCCGCGCAGCCGGGATAACCGTTAAAGGAGGAGGGGATGAGTAAGAAGAAACTTGCAGAGAAGAAATTCTGCGAAGCGATGGAGCTTTTGAACAAAGCTGGTGAGTGCCCGGTTAATTACTGCCTCAGCTACGTTAGAGGCTTCATGTGTAGCGACGGCAGTAATGACTATCTGCATGAATGGGATGATGCCTGTATGCGCATCAAACTTACTGAAGGTGAGCAGATTCACTAATTGAGGTAACAATGCAAATCGACCTGGTTAAACACCCAGGCGGCGTATTCTCTCCAGCGCATGAAACAGACCTCGAAAGACTCCAGCGATTCAAGAACGGCGAAACCTACACCGCCGAGATAAAGCTAACCCGTAACCCAAAATTTCATCGAAAAGTGATGGCCTTCTTCGGCTTTTGCTTCGAATTCTGGTGCGCAGAACGCGCCGGGCTCGGGAGTGCAGATGAAACCACGCAGTTCAACCGGTTCCGCAAAGACCTGACGATACTCGCAGGCTTCTACGACACCGTGACGAACATCCGGGGTGAGGTTAGAGCAGAGGCAAGGAGCCTGGCTTACGCAAACATGGATGATGAGGAGTTTTCCAGGTGCTTCTCAGCACTGATTAACGCCGCCATTAAACACGTATTCGCCGGCACTAAAGACCAGCGGATTCTCAATCAACTACAGAGCTACTTCTAATGAAAAAAGGAACCATAGTAACCCTGTGCGACCTGACCGGGAATATGGTTAAGCCATGGTTAGATGCCGGGTATGACGCAGTGCTTGTTGACCCGCAGCACACTGAAGGAATTCACACCGATGGGGCAATTACCCGTATCGGCCATGTGATAGACCATCCGGCAACCTGGGGATATCTGAGCAATTTAAATGATGTTGTATTTACTGCTTGCTTCCCGCCATGCACCGACTTGGCTGTAAGTGGTGCGAGATGGTTTGAGAGTAAACGTGAAGCTGACTCGGCATTCCAGTTCAAAGCCATGCAGGTTGTCTGGCAGTGCCATGTCATAGCTGAAATGCTGGGCGCTCCATACTTCATCGAGAACCCAGTTAGCCAGATAAGCAGTCTGTGGCGAAAGCCAGACCACTCCTTCCACCCGTATGACTTCACTGGTTATCAGCCGGAAGACAACTACACGAAGAAAACCTGCCTATGGGTTGGCCGAGGATTCAGGATGCCGCAGCCGCATCGAAACATGTCACTTGGGGCTCCAGATGACCGAATCCACAAATGCCCACCTGGTGCAGAGCGCGGGAATATCCGCAGCGCAACGCCGGAGGGATTTGCAATCGCGGTCTTTGAGGCAAATAAACCGGGAGGGCTGTCAATATGCGCCAGCGGAAAAGCAGCATAGTTTCCGTAATGGAGAATGCCATCTTCAACGTCCGACACCGCAGTAAACGCAAGCCTGAACCACTCCCATCCGAAATCAAGACTTACGACCCGATATGGCCGCTTCTGTCAAAGCGCTGGCTGCGGGTTAAATCGAGGAAATCAGCATGACCGACTATTCACAGATGAGTGATTACGAAATCAGTTGCGAGGTTGGTAGGGCGATTGGCTTTGCCGATTATCTTTTGGCTCGCAATGAACAAAAAAACTACTGCAAATCATGGGCTGATGCCGGTCCGATTATCGAGCAGAACGGCATCGGGATTTATTTCATTGGCGAAGGTCATCATCGCGGCAAGTGGGGCTCTGACGCTCCAAGCGGGAAGCCATATGTTTACGGCGACAGTTTGCTAAGAAACGCAATGATTGTCTTCCTCATGATGCAGGACTCTTCCAATGCTAACCCCATCTGAAACCACATCATACGAACGCAGCAGCAATACAGCAGCAGGGTTATGCGCTGGTTGTGCAAAGGTGCTTGATGATGACGAAGTGCATGTGTGTTGGCAGTGCAGTAAGGAATTCGCGAGGAGGGGCGCAGATGAAAGTGCCGAAGGGTCGAAACTGTAGGATATGCAAGAAGCGATTCAAGCCACTAACTATGTACGAATGGTGGTGCTGCGAAGACCACCGGGATGAATTAGTTACCAAGTTAGCAGCAGAGGCCAGACAGAAACGAATACTTAAGCAGGAGAAAAGCCGTAAGAAAGAAGCCCAGCAAGAACGCCAGTCACTCAAAGTCCGCAAGTTAGCACTACAGCCAGACAGCCACTTCAAGAAGCAAGCCCAGCAAGCATTCAACCAGTTCATTCGATTACGTGACCATGACCAGCCCTGCATAAGTTGCGGAGAAACGAATCCTCCTGATTTGCACGGCGGCCAGTGGGATTGCGGCCACTTCAAAACGGTCGGCGGTTTCCCTGAGCTGCGCTTCGTCGAAAAAAATGCGTATCGCCAATGCAAATCCTGCAATGCAGGATCGGCAAAACACGGGGCAAAAGCAGCGACGGTGGCGCAGCAGTATGAGCAAACACTGGTTCGACGCTTCGGTCAGGAATTAGTTGATTGGCTGAACGGGCCACATGAAATGACCCATTACCGCCGGGACGATTTTATCCGAATTCGAGATGAGTATCGCGCCAAGGCGAAAGAGCTGAAAAAGAAACTGGAGGCAGCATGACACGCGAATATGTGAAGAAAATACATTACCCATGCGAGACGGCGGCAATCTTTCAGGATGTGCTTTTTATCATTCATCCTCAGCACGCAGAAGATCTTCTTTATGAATGCGACAGGGCTGCAGAATTCTTTCTGGGGTATTTCCCGTACTGCGAGCTAGCGGATGTCCGCGAAGGAATAGCATACAGCTTTGGTGGTCTTTACCTGAATGATGATGAAATCATTATGGAGGCAGCATGTGCAGCGTAACCAACATAGCTCTGGCTCAACAGAGACAGAAAGACAGAGAGATGCTTCAGACGTTAGACGAAGCGCTGAAGTGCAACGAAGGGGTTAAGCAGCGCTTAGAGGAAGCAAGGCGCGAGATTATCAACCGGCTCGGCTTAAACAAACCTGATGGTCCGGAGGATGCAGCATGACATTCATCAAAAAGATACTCAGCTATTTCACTCCAGCAAGGCCGGTGCTGGAACACAAGAAAGGACGCAATAGCTATCCGGCAGCCCCTGGAAGAAAGCGCAGGGAGAAGAAGGCATGAGACGAATAGACGCCATTTATCACCTGCCATCAATCACCGACGAATCCCATCTCCGCAGAACCTGGAAATACACCAAGAAGACCATCACCAAAAAGCAGCGGGCATGGGTTCACTACATGCTGGCGGTGTGGGGGCGCGTTAATCGCGGTGATGATTCTCCGGCAGGCGCAGTAAACGTGATCGGAAGGCTGATGATTCGTAGTCAGTGGAGCCAGGATAAATCAGACCAGATTTGCCGGGTGGTAACGACGCTGCACGACGAAGAGGGTCTGCGTGGGGAAGAGTTGTATCGCAGGGCTCGCGACCTGGTAATCCCTCAATCTTCGATAAGCAACATCATCGCTCTCGCCAAAGAATCAGATGATGCCGCTTTCGTGGAAAGGGTGCTTTGCAAAACCATTAACCGTGATAGCCCGGTTCGCGATGTAGCCATTAAACAATACTGCGAGCGCAAATGCCCGCAAGACATTGCTAGGTTAATTAACTACCACACAGGCCTCGATGTTCAGGCTGCTCGTCGCCGGGTGGTGTGGTGCTCAAATATCCTCGATGCAGAAATGTTTTATGCATTGAAGCGAGAAATGGAGAATGAATTTTCACAAATGGCAGCTTAAATAGGAAAGTTTTCCTAAAAAGGTTGCAATCGCGAAATTAAAGTGTATATTTTCAGGTATGCTCGGGAGCAATAGCGAAAGAGCGAGGTGATGAAGAGCAAGATGACAGCGCTCATGAATCGGGGACATCAAAAGCCCAAAAGCTGAATTGTGTGGCGACAGCCAAAACGCGACTTGAGCCATCACCAATCATTAAAAGCCACTGGTTAACGCCGGTGGCTTTTTTCTTCACAACAGGTAAGGTGTTTCAGATTCCCTGATTCACGGCAGTTATGTGTATCACAGTCGGTTGAAATAAATTCCGCTCTGGTGAGGCGCCTTTCCGTTGTGGTGAATGCGCAGGCTGATGCGCGGGTGCTAGGCAGCGCTTACCTCGCGAAGTGGAAATTGCCGCCATTTCAATGAAAGCCGGAGATCAGCACCGGCCACCACACATTATTCGAAGCCTCGGTTAACGCCGGGGCTTTTTGCTTTACGCGCCATTCTCAGGAATAGCTCTGCGTGGGCTATACAGTATTCCGGCTATTACTACCCATCCGTCAGCAATCCAGTTCCCTACCACATCGCGGCGAACGCCCATGATTCTGGCAAACTCTGAATTGTTGCCGTCATGATATTTCTCTATGTAGTCACTTAGTGGCATAGCTTACTCCGCTATGATTTTTGGATTAACGATCAGGTAGCTTGTTCCGTGCTCGTCTTCCATCTCGATAGCGTCAAAACCGAGGTGAGCAGCTACACGACCGCGTAGGCGCTGCATTTCCCAACCAGCATCACCGGTGCATGAGCGAGGGGAGAGCATGTCTTCAAAGCGGCTATCACACTCATCATCTGCGATAGCGTACGCTAGGCTTTCAACATCATCAGACTCCAGTTCTTGTGAGAGGAAAGTGATTACTTCTTCGATACGGTTGTTCAGCACTGAGTTGTCAGCGACGGAGTTGACGCTGTAAGCGTGAACGAAATCACCGTGGGAACCAGCCACATCAGATTCAGCACTTGCAAAGATGCCGTCAAAAACGTTGTCGCCAGACATTGCGTAAGTGCCAACTTTGATGGCAGGAGCGGTGTTGCTGAATGAGCCGTGAAAGAGTTTCATTTGGTATTCCTCAGTGCGTTTCGATGAATATAGTGTACATAAAAAACATGTACAACGCAAGCTGCATCTATCACACTTTTTTGTTTTGCGTTCATCCCAAATCCCGGAACACCCTCATTCCTTCGTAGCGCATCGCGGTAACGGGGTGAGCGCAAACCAAAAAACACTTAGCGCTATCTGCGCATTCACTTTTCCCTTCAAACAAACACACAGCACAGCCCTTAACCGGGAGGTGAGAGATATGCGTATGCCTGACAAACAACCCGATATCTGGGCTCAACTATTCCTGTGGCTGATGTCAGTGAAAGAGCAGGGCATTGGCGCTCTGCTGGCGGCCACGATGGCCTATCTGCGGGGCCGTTACAACGGCGGCAAATTCTGGCGAACGGTAATCGACGCCATCATGTGCGCGATGATCGCCTGGTTCGTCCGTGACCTACTAGATTTTGTAGGTCTGAAAACTGACCTCGGCTACATCGCCAGCGTATTCATTGGGTATCTCGGTACTGACTACTTCGGTGGTCTGCTGCGCCGGGTTATTGGCAACAAGACAAACACAGGTGCCAGCGATGCAAACCAGTGAGAAAGGCATTGCCCTAATTAAGCAATTTGAAGGCTGCCGCCTGACCGCATACCAGGATAGCGTTGGCGTCTGGACTATAGGCTATGGCTGGACCAATCCCGTAGATGGGAAACCGGTGAAGGCCGGAATGACCATCACTCAGGAAGTTGCTGAGCGACTGCTGAAAACCGGCCTGGTCAGCTACGAGAATGACGTGTCGAAACTGGTTAAGGTAAAGCTGAGCCAAGGGCAATTCGATGCTCTGGTGTCATTCACCTACAACCTCGGCGCACGTTCGCTATCGACTTCAACTCTGCTGAAAAAGCTGAATGCTGGCGACTATCTCGGCGCTGCCGATGAATTCCCTCGATGGAATAAAGCTGGCGGCAAGGTTCTGGCGGGATTGACCCGTCGCCGTGAGGCAGAGCGATCTCTGTTCCTGTCATGAACCGCGCAACGTTAATCGTCATCGCTGTAGTGGCCGCTATCCTGTTTGGCTTGTGCTGGGCTGTAGATCACTACCGCTCAAACGCAATTCTGTATAAAGAGCAGCGAGATAAATCGCTGGCTACCATCGTTGACATGCAGAAGCGGCAGTTGGATGTTGCTGCTCTCGATAAGAAATACACGCAGGAACTATCAGATGCAAAAGAAACCATTGAGCGTTTGCATAGCGATGTCGTTGCTGGCCGCAAGCGGTTGCAGCTCAACGCCACCTGCTCAAATAACTCCACCTCAACCGGCAGCCTGGGCGATGCTTCCACCGCCAGACCTACTGACTCCGCTGAACGGGATTATTTCACTCTCCGACAGCGAATCGAAACAGTGACCGGCCAGGTTAACTACCTGCAGGACTACATCAAACAACAGTGCCTAAGATAACGAAGCCTCGCAATAGCGGGGCTTTTTTATGCACCAAAAACAGCGCCCGCAATGCGCTTCTCACCAAGTCGAACCAATCCCTTTGATATGAGCCCTTGAGGAAGTCAGTTAGTGCTGGCGAGCCTCGACGGGCTGATTTCCATTGCGGCAAGGGTTCATTTCAAAGAAAGGTATACGCCATGAATAATCCGTCAGTTATTCCTGAGTTTGATTTTCGTTCGCTGATATCGGCAGCTGATGGCGAGCCGGTAACAGATACATTCCAGATCGCAAAGGCGTTCGGAAAGCGACATCAACATGTCATTCGCGCCCTTGAGGGAATCCAATGCTCAAAGGAATTTTCGACGGCCCACTTTTGGGTTTCCGAGAAAATCAATGAGTTAGGGATTTTCGACAAAAAGCAGAAGTATTACCGGATGGATTTTAGTGGGTTCGTGATGCTCGTCATGGGCTTCAGCGGCGCAAAGGCTGCGTCCATAAAAGAAGGCTACATCAACGCCTTTAACTGGATGACGGCAGAGCTTAGAAATCTCAGTCAAGGCTATGAGGCCGAACGCAACGCGGTAATGCTCGAATACATGAAAGAGAAGGACGTTGCCAGCATGTCAGGCCGCCTTCTCAATCGCTGGGGCAAGGTAAAGAAGCCTGCCTTGTTGGCGCGAATCGAGAGAATCGAACAGCGCGGGCAGATAACACTGCCAGGCATCAGCGGTGTATTGCCAAAGTAATTCCCCCGACAAGGAACAGATTGCTAAACCCCAATAAGGCGGTGATCACAATCTTGCTGGCGGGTAAGCCGCAAGTGACATAGCCACTGCGAGAAGCAGTAGCGACCGTTGCGCACCAACTTCACCACAGCGTCACCCCGTCGCAGTCTCTCCATCTCAACGAAGACCATGCCGCCATAGCGGGCTCCTTACATGCGAGTGGATGTAGTTAATCAGTAACGGGTTACACCGGGTTTCCGCATAAGCGGGTTATCCCTCATTAGCAGTCAACCTGAACTGCGGTGGATGAATCAGGGAAACACAAAGAAGACACGGGAGATTGCCATGCAAAGCAAAAACTACATACCGGCAGTTACTATGCCAGATGGCGAAAAGATAAAAGGCAGCGGCTGGAAAATAACCGAGCCTAAACACCCTGAGCCTGAAGAGGCCAGCGAAGAGGAATAAGTAATGGCGAAACCAGATTGGGAGGCCATCGAATCGGCTTACCGGGCTGGTTTGATGTCAGTAAGAGCGATTGGAGAAAAGCACGGGGTTAGCCATGCGACAATCCTCAAGAGGGCAAACAAAGAAGGCTGGCAGCGAGACCTAACTGAGCAGGTCAGGACTGCTACGAAGGCGAAGGTCACCAAATCAGTAACCACTCCTGGTAACCATCCGTCGGTGGTTACTGACGCGCAAATAGTTGACCAGGCCTCCGACGAGGCGGCCGCAGTTGTAATGGCTCATAGGGAAGGGCTTGCAGCATGGCGAGGCATTACCAATAAGCTTCGTGACTTCCTTGAGGACGCAGTAATAACCGAAGGTAATCACGCCTCCATGTCGCGCTCGATAACTGCTGGCGTCGATGCTCAGATAAAGGTTATCAACGCTGAGCGCAAGGCATACAACCTCGATACCGACGAAGGCAATAAGACGGTCGATGACTTGTCTAACCTGATGGATTCATTGTCTCAGGGGGCTTAATGAAACCTGAGCACTTAAAGCTGCTGGCAGATAAAGACTGGCGGCTAAACAATCTCTACTGGATCACCGACAAAGAAGGTAAGCCGCAACGCTTCAGGATGACCCCTGAGCAGCGCGAGTACTTTGAAGGCATTCACACTCGAAACATCATCCTGAAAGCCCGTCAGCTCGGTTTTACGACTGAGGTGTGCATCATCCAGCTCGACGCCGCTCTTTTTGAGTCGGCTAAGTGCGCTCTAATTGCCCACACTCTGAACGATGCCAGGCGACTATTCCGCGAAAAGGTTAAGTATGCCTATGACCGGTTGCCTTCAGAAATTAGGGCGGCCAATCCGGCAAGCAATGACTCTGCCGGAGAGCTGGTCTTTAAGAAGGGTGGCTCACTCTACGTAAGCACATCATTCCGTGGCGGTACGCTGCGTTACCTGCACGTTTCAGAGTTCGGCAAGATATGCGCTAAGTTTCCGCATAAGGCGCGTGAGATTGTCACTGGTGCGTTTGAGGCGGTATCGACTGATTGCTTCACCACCATTGAGAGCACGGCAGAAGGCAGGGCTGGTTACTTCTTCGATTACTGCCAGGCGGCAGAGAAATCACAGCTTCAGGAAAAGAGGCTTTCCAACCTCGACTGGAAGTTCTTCTTTTTCACCTGGTGGAGAAATCCGCAGTACGCAATTGACCCGGTAGAGGCGCTGCCAGAGCGTCTTGTTGATTACTTCTCTGAGCTTGAGGTCAAACATGGCGTAACGCTCAACGATCGCCAGAAGGCATGGTACCACGCCAAAGAGAAGACGCTCGGCGATGACATGAAGCGGGAATACCCGTCGATACCCGCCGAGGCGTTCCAGCAGTCTGTTGAAGGCGCGTACTACGCCAAGCAATTCCGCTGGCTCTACACCAACAAGCGTATTGGAAGTCTTCCTGATAACTCACATCAACCGGTACACACGTTCTGGGATATCGGCGTGGGTGACTCTACGGCCATCTGGTTCGTCCGCGAGGTCGGCGAAGAGTTCCACGTCATCGACTACTACGAAAACTCTGGCGAAGGCCTGAGGCACTACATGAAGGTGCTGAAAGACCGAGGATATGAGTACGGCGAGCACTGGGGGCCTCATGATATCGAGAACCGCGAGTTCGGCTCTGATGCAAAGTCTCGTAAAGAGCTAGCCCGCGAAGGCTACGAAATCGACGGCCAGAAATATTCGATGACGTTCAAAGTTGTTCCGAAGGTCGGCGTAGACACTGGCATTGAATCAGTGCGAGAGATTCTAACGAAATGCGTATTTGATGATACCAGGTGCGCAGAGGGAATAACCCATCTCGAAGGCTACAGGAAAGAGTGGGATGACAAACGAGGCTGCTGGAAAGACAAGCCGCTTCATGACCATACGTCACACGGCGCTGATGCCTTCCGCTACTTCGCAGCAGCTAAGCACAACCGCAAGCAAGTAGGCGGTATATTCTTCTAAGGAGCCACTCAGTGAGTGAACAAAGTAACGAGGTAAAATTCCTCGTAAACGCCCTTGCTGAGCAAATAGGGCGGCAGCGCATGCTGTATGCCGGTCGCAATGGCAACGTTAAGCGCACGAAGCTGTGGGATGAGTTCGGTTACCCGGACACACTGAGCTTTGATAACTTCTACCGGCAATATCGGCGCGGCTCAGCAGGGTTCTCAGCAGTGCATAAGTTGCTCGACTCTTGCTGGGTTGATCGCCCGACCATTATTGATGGCGACGAAGACAAAGAGTCCACTGAGACCACTGCGTGGGAAAAGAAGGCCACTAAGCTGATGAAAAAGCTTTGGCCGAAGATTAAGGACGCTGACCGCAGGAACATGGTTGGTCGATATTCGGCGCTGCTCATTCAGGTCAGGGACAGCAGAGACTGGGACCAGCCTGTAGATACTGCCGTTGTGAAAGCACTGGGCACTAGCGCCCTGGTTAAGCTGATCCCGGCATGGGAACCGCAGGTTAAGCCAGGAAATCTGGATATCGACACATGGTCAGAAACCTACGGACAGCCTGTCAATTACCAGTTCAACGAGCAGCCCATTGGCGATGAGGGCGCATACAGTAGCCCTCGCTCTGTGATGGTTCACCCAGACCGCATCATTCTTCTGTGCGAAGGCTCTGAGGACGAAAACATCCTCTCCGGCATCCCACTTCTTGAGGCCGGGTACAATGACCTCCTGGATATCGAAAAGACAAAGGGCGGCAGCGCCGAGGGGTTCCTTAAGAATGCCAGTCGTCAGCTCGGGATAACCTTCGACGACAAGACAGACATGAATGCTATCGCAGCTCAGGCTGAGAAGGCTGGTTACAGGGACATTGGCGAGGCGATGAACGACAAGATCGCCCGCATGAACCGAGGAACAGATGCTGCTCTTGTCACTCAGTCTGGAAGCACATCAGTCCTGTCCGTAGCTGCAGCTGACCCAACACCTACATGGACAGTCTCAGCCAACCAGTTTGCAGCAACCATTCAATGCCCGTTCAACATTCTCTTCGGAAAGCAGACCGGCAATCTCGCCTCAGAGGAAGACAAGACGGCATGGGCTAACCGCTGCAATGAGCGTCGCTGGGGCTTTATGTCCGATGTCATTACTCGTCTGCTGGAGCGGTTATGGAAGATTGGCATTATCGAGCCTCCTTCTTCAGGCGAGGTTACGCTGGCATGGTCTGACTTACTGGCTCCAAGCGAGAAGGAGAAGTTGGCGAACATGGCAACCATGGCCGACGTGGCTTACAAAACCCAGCAAGCCTTCGGCACCCCTGTGGTTGATGAGAACGAAGTTCGCGCAGTTGGTGAGCTTGAGCCCCACAAAGAGGCAGAGATACCAGACCCAAACAAAAAGGTGACCACCGATGATCCTCTTACCGGAGCAAAAGACGAGAATCGGAACGCCGATAGTACCGCGCAATAAGAAAGACCCCACGCAGTCAGCGCGACAGGTCAGCCGGATGTTCAATGATATAGAAAGCCGGTATCTGGACATAAAGCGGCGTCTGAAGGTGCTATTCGACCAGAGGATGACAGGCCGCGAGAGAGTGGATAACTGCCAGCAATCTTGGTTGATGTGCAATAACGAAGGTGCAGAGCCTACGCTCTATCAGGTTAACGCCGGTACGTACATCTACGACATGACAGCTGCGCAGCTTGCTGACCTGCTGCAAGTGGTGCAAACCATCCTGGATGACGCGTTGCTGGATGGCGGCAGTCAGAGGCTCTGGGCACTGGATTATGTCGCAGCAGAGTATGAGCGTGGGACGCACTCGGCATACACCAACCTTTCTGCTCAGTCATCTGTGTACGCCAGTCAGACAACGCTCCAGCAGCTGCTATCAACTGCGGCATACCAGAACCAGATCGCCAGCGCATTTATCAGCACCTACAGCGACTGGAAAGGCATTGCCGACTCTGCCCGTGCTGACCTTGCGAACATCATTGCTGATGCGATAGGACGCGGCATCAACCCGCTCGAAACCGCCAGCATCGTTAGTAAGCGGCTTGATGTTTCGATGGCAAAGGCAAAGACCATCGCTCAGACAGAGCAGGTTGGAGCGCTTCGCCAGGCTCAGTGGAATGAAACTGACTGGGCGTCTGACAGGCTTGGGCTGAAAACCGGGCTCCTGCATCTCTCAGCCCTCAAGCCAACAACCCGGCAAACTCACGCATTTTGGCACGGGAAGGTCAGAACCACTGCAGAGGTTCGCGCATGGTATGCGGAGGATGGCAATAAATATCATTGTTACTGCTCCCAAATTCCATGCCTGCTGAACGATGACGGCAGCATCTATAACGAAGGCCTGTCCGATCGACTGGCTAAAGAGCGCAAAGAATGGGCTGAAGCAGCCTAAATCACAGAGGACATGGCATGAAACGCAATCGCGTTAACGTGCTGACCGTCGTCAACTCCGCTTCAAACATCACCACTGAAACCATCGACGGCAAGCCACATATAGTGGTTCGCGGCATCACGCCTGTCGTGGACGATATTGTGATGAACCGGAAGTTGTACCCGGCAGCCGAAATCGAAAAGGCATACAACACCCTCGAGCGAAACCCAATGCCACTCGGTCACCCGAAGGTAGATGGAAAGCATGTTTCAGCCCGCGACGTACGGGCGGTGAATAACTACCACGTAGGCGCATGGCTCCAGAACGTCAGCCATGAGGATGGCCGGGTCAGCGGTGACATGTACGTTGACCGGCAGTATGCAGAGTCCAGCGAGAAAGGTAAGCGACTGGTTAACCGCCTTGATGAAATGGCGGCAGGAACCAACGTAGAGCCGATTCACATCTCAACAGGGCTTCTGTACTCCGGAATCGCCGCCAATGGCGAGTCAAAAGGCAAGAAGTACAACGAAATCGCCACGAACATGAACTTTGACCACGTGGCCGTGCTGCTTGATGAGCCTGGGGCTGGAACGCCAGGAGAGGGCGTCGGCATTTTCGTTAATGCTGAAGGCGATGAGCAAGAGATTGAAGTAGCTCTGCTCTCAAGCGCATCAGACCTCACTCGCGAAGGGATTCTCAATAAAACAAAGTTCTTCTTCACCAACGCTTCCAACTTCTCTTTCGACGATATCCAGCGAGCCATTAGCGACAAGCTTGGAGAGGCGAGAGAGGGCGATAAGTGGCTCTGGCCTGAGAGCGTTTGGCCGGACAGTTTCATCTACCGCAATGACACCAAATACCTCAAACAAAAGTACCTCATCGGCGATGACGGCAAGGCCGTGTTCGTCGGCGAACCTGTAGAAGTCGTGCGCAAGCCAACTGAGTACGAAATCAAAACCAACGGAGTTAATAACCCCATGAAAGACATGATCGTAAATGCGCTCAAAGCGAAGGGTAAGCCGACCGAAGGCAAGACCGAAGCGGAGCTGCTGGATGCATACAACCAGATGACAGCAGATGAAGCTAAGGCAAAATCTGAAACCCCAGAAGAGAAGGCCGCTCGCGAGAAGAAAGAGGCTGACGAGAAGAAAGCCAAAGAGCAGGCCAATAACGGTGAGGAAATGCCAGCCTGGGCCAAGTCTCTGTCTGATCGCGTTGATTCTGTCGTCAACAGCCTGGCCGTTAACTCTGACAAAGAGAAAGGAGAAAAGCGAGCTGCTGTTAAAGCGAAGTTCGGCCTTGATGACCTAGCGGTTAACGCACTAGACGGTGCGGCGCTCGATGGCCTGTTTGCTCAATGTCAGACATCAACTGGGCTGAGTGGCGCATATCGCCAGGCAACTAACAACCAATCTTTCAGCGACATGCCGGAGTAATTAGAAATGGCTAAAGACGGTAAGCACGTAATTCACGCAGGCGGCATCTTCGCCAACCCACAGCTGCACCGTGAAGGTGCCGCAGCGGCAGATACCAAGCCTGGCACTGTAGGCTTCTTCGATAACACCACGAAGAAATTCACCGCATCTGTAGATGGCAAAGAGGATGCAATCCTTTATGTCGCTAACTACGACTACCTGCGCTGCAAAACGGTGGATGACACCATCGCCGCGGGCGACTGGGTTGTAGGGTTCCATCCGACACCAGGTGTGTTCTTCAACGTACCAGCAGCTGCAGGCACCTATACAAAGGGTCAGCCGCTGTCGGTCGCCAATGGTCGCGTTAAGGCCAAGGCCGCCGACGAAGCGACTCGCGCCTACGTGGAAGAAGACCGCTCATACACCATCGCGACAGCAGGTGACCTCCTGCGCGTAGTAATCAAGTAAGGAGAGCCTGAATGTTTGTATTTTCCACCAAAAAGGCCACTGAGACTGGCAACCTTGAGGTTAACTCCTCCCAGTTCAAAAAACTGGTATCAGCACGTAACGCCAGCGCTCAAGCTGCTGCAGACTTCATTGCCCGTACCAAGTGGCGCGGTGATGCAGAGGATGCACCAGAACTCGACGCTGTGAACGCCATTGACGACATTCGTCGCATGTACAAGGCCTACGATCAGACCGTTCTGGCGCAATTCGAGCCGAACACTGAGTTCACACTGCTGAACGACCTGATGCCTCTGTCTCGCTCAGTTCGCCTGGAAGAGTCGGTGTACGAATACGCTCGCACCGGTGGCCGTGGCTGGGCTCACACCTCCATGTCCGGCCAGATTGGTGCGGCTCTGGATGCGAAATCCTACACCTTCGATGGCACGATGGTCCCGATTCACGACAGCGGCTTTAAGTTCAACTGGCGTGACCCGGTATTCAACAAAGGCTCGGCGCTCTCCTCCCTTGCTGACGCTCAGTCTGGTTCCGTAGATGACGTTCGCCGCCAGTATGTTAACTACATCTGGGAAGGCTTCCGCGATGCGGCAGGCAACTACGTTAAGTTTGACGACAAGACGTGGAAAGGGCTTCGCCATGATGAGCGCGTGGCTCAGGTCACCTTGACCGTAAACTTCGCAACCAGCACCGATCCGAAAGCTATGCGAGCCGCAGCTATTGCCCTGCGCGATGTGCTGAAGCTGCAAAACTACCAGTACGGCCAACAGACCTGGTACATCTCATCCGAGATCATGTCTAACTGGGAGCAGTACTTCGACGTTAACTCCCTGCGCACCGTGCTGGAAGAGATTGCCAAACTGGCTGGTATTTCTGCCATCAAAGAAGACTCCCAACTGACCGGCAACGAAATCCTGATCGTGCCACTGGCTGCAGGTGTTATTGCGCCAATCGTCGGCCAGGCATTCGGCACCGTCGCTGACCCTCGTCAGTTCTACAACTCTGACTATGTGTGGCGCACATGGGGTGCTGCTGGCCTGATGGTTAAACAAGACATCAACGGTCACTTCTCTGTCATCCACGCATCCAGCTAAGGAAAAATCATGGCACTAGTAAAAGTTTTGGCAGCAAATCTGTTTGCCGGTGCCAACTTCCAGAAGCTGGAGGTTGGTTCGGTGTATGACGTTGACGACGCAGTGGCAGATAAGTGGATTGCCAGCGGCAAGGCTGAGAAGTCTACCGAGAAGAAAGGCGAGAAGTTGGTGTTTGAAGTAGCAACGCCTTCCGCACCCGCCAAGGGCGATAACAAACAGCTGCAATCAAAGCTCGATGAAGCGCTGGCCCGCATTGATGAGTTAGCCACTGCATCGCAAGAAACGGAAGCGGCACATGCCACTGCTATCGCAGAGTTAACGGCACGAGCAGAAGAAGCAGAAGCGGCGCTGGCAGCAGCAAACAAAAAGGATAAGTAATCATGGCGCAGATAACAGCAGCGCAGGTTAAACAGCAGTTGTCTGCGCTTGGTTACACCATCCCTGATTTCATGATTGACGCTTACATCTGCAAGCTTGATGGCATAAGTCAGTGCCTGGAGGCGTCTGGCTACGATGAATGCGACCTGATTTTGATAAAGGTGTACGCCGTAACGTTAATGGCCGTCACCGCTTTCAGTCAGCGCCTTAAATCACAGTCAGCGCCTTCAGGGGCATCCCGATCGTTCGACTACAGCGGCGATATCAAGAACATGAGGAATGCGCTTCTGGCGCTAGATAAGTCCGGGTGCACCGGCTCGCTCCCCATTGACGTTGGTAGCTCTGTTGGGTTCTTTGATGTCGTCGGTGGCTGCTGATGTGGATATCCATAAAGCAGCGATTGCCCGAGTCATTCGTGCGCGTGTGGGTGATGACCGACACCGGGCGGCAGACTACCGGCTACGTTAAATCTGACGGCGAGTGGTTCATCAACTGCGAGAGAATCCGGGCGACTGGTGCGCAGGTTCTGAGGTGGCGAGAATGAAGCGAGGTGGACTATTGCAAAACAGCCGGCTTTATCGTGTTGGTGAGGTCATCATGGGCTCATTCATACCACCAAATGCCACCAAGCGCAGTGGGCAACTTAAAGGTCAGGGCGGAAACGTGACGGTTGTGCTGCGCTGGAAGGAGGGCTAATGTCGAGCACGGCAAACTGGAGTTACACCGCGCCTTGCACCATCTGGCGAAACCTTGGCTTTGCTGAGAATGGCGACTCGTTAGGCTGGTCAGACCCTGAAACCATCATGGCTGACTATCAAGGCGGCCTGTCGGCGAAAATCGGTAGCATCGGGACAGAAATCACCGTTAAGAATACCTTCTGGACGGAGTTCACGGAGGCTAAGCGCGGGGATTACATCCTGATTGGTTCATCGACTGACGCTGACCCGATTAATGCCGGTGCTGATGAGGTGATGCAGGTTGTACGCTATGCCGACACCTTTGAACGCACAGCAGATGACTATGCGATTCTGACTGGAGCTTGATATGGGCGTTAAAGTGAAGGGCGTCAACCAGTCAAAAGCCAAGCTGGATGCTCTGCTCGCAGATGTTCAGGGAAAGAAGGTAGTTCGCGCCGTTCAGTCAGCCTTGTTCATTATTGGGGCAGAGGCCGCAACGATGATACCAAGAGATACCAGCACACTGGTTAACTCTCAGTATCGAGAGCTGAAGTTTATCGGAAGCCGTGTTAGTGGCCGGGTTGGATTCTCTGCCGATTATGCTCTTTATGTTCATGAGGCATCAGGAAAGCTGAAGGGCAAGCCAAGGTCTAGCGTTAAATCATTCAGCACCCTCGATGGCCGAACTGCATTCGCTTCAGACAAAGGTAACTTCTGGGACCCATCCGGGGAACCTAAGTTTCTTGAGAAGGGCGTAAGCAAAACCAAGAAGCAGGTTGAAGCGGTTATCAAGAAGGAGCTGAGCCTATGACCCCTCCAATGTACAAGCGGGTCCGCGATGTCTTCATGGGGAACGGCCTAACCGATGGGCTCAACATTCAGTTGCTGGTCTGGACTGAAGACCCTAACGATAAACGACTGGCGAAAAGCTACATCGTGTTTCGTCCATCTGGCGGATCAAACATCGATAAGGATATAGGCGGCGATTACTACGTCATGGTGGATGTCATTTCCGCTAAAGGAATGACCGAGTATCAGAAGGCCGACGACGCCGTTAACCGCATCATCGAGTTCGTGAAGCAAAATCCATTGGTCAGCAAATGCCTCGGCCAGATAACCAATCTCGGCGGCATCCCAGCGCCGGTTCTCTCTACTGAGGGGCGGATAGTTTATCGCCTCATGTTCGCCTGTCTATTCGGCAGCGATTGACCAAACACCAAATCAACCAGGTCGCCATGTGCGGCCTTTTTTTATGCTCATAAGAGGCCTAAGACATGGCAATTTGTCAGACCGATAACACAAAACTCTTTGGCCGCGCCGTCATTCTGGAAGTGGCTGACGGTTGCGCCGATACTGTGCCCACGGAGGCAGATTTCAAGCTGCTGATGCCTGGTACATCAAAGACGTTCGATATGTCACCGAACACAACCACCTCATCAGCTGATGATACTAAAGGCTGGGTTGAGAACATCGTCACCTCTAACGACCTGACTCTCTCCTTCGAGGGTGAGGTGCGCGTAAACGACCGCTCAGACCAGTACGGCGTCTACAAGTACATCAAGTACTACGTGGCAGAAGTAAACGCTGGCCGCCAGCCGACGCTTTGGGTTCGTATGACCTTCGGCCAGATTCAGATTCAGGGTTACATGGTTATCACCGCGCTCAGCAATGACGGCGGCACTGATGACATTGTCACTCTGTCTACTGAGTTTAAGGTGGCTGATGGCTCTACCGTGCAGGTGACAGACGTTGCTGATGACGTTGCAGTTACCGGTGTTACCGTAGCGCCTAAGACAGCATCTATCGCTGTAGCTGCGACCCGCCAATTAACTGCAACCATCGCGCCAGCTGACGCCAGTAACACTGCGGTGACTTGGTCATCTTCCGATGCGACCAAAGCGACGGTAAGCAATACCGGCCTGGTGACAGGTGTAGCAGCCGGCACTGCAACAATCACCGTGACGACTGCGGATGGTGCTAAAACCGATACTGCAGCTATCACCGTGACTGCGTAATTAATACAGAGGGTTCTTGTGAGCCCTCGATATTGATTATGGGGGAGCAATGACACCTTTAACTGAACTTGGCGAGAGCCTTATTGGCGCAGGCCGCCGAGAATACTTCTTCCGACCTTCATTCGCCGCAATGACACGTATGGGCTCACCAGCAGAGATTGTGCAGGCGTTTTACGACTTAAACCATGACGCAGTGTCACCGTTGTTTGCTCGCGCCTATGAGGCTTATGGGAGCGTTCCTGCGTGGCTGATGGAATACGTCAGTAAGCCTGGATTTGCAGACAAGGCCATTGGCGCAGCGATTAACATCCTGCAGGCGTGTTGCGATGAGGATTGTTCCGCGCTGACCGGTGCAATGGTGCCGAGCCGCAGCCGCCCCGGTGAACTAATCTGGATGCCAGGCGCGATGTCGTTCGAAGAGATGGTGATGGTAGCCAGTTCGCTTATCACGCACGGCATCATCGGAAAGGCAAAAGTGCGCAAGCTGCAGCGCAATGAATCAGGCCAGATGACACGAGAGTTTCACGCTATCGAGTACATCAACGCAGCCCGGTCGCACTTCGGCATCTCGAAGGACGAAGCCATGAAGCTGACCATGACAGAGTTTCAGCTACTCCTGAACACCAAATACCCAGAGCAGAAAGGCTTCACGAAAGAAGAGTACGACACTGTTGTCGATGACTATTTCGCTAAGAAGCAGCGGAAGTTGGATATTGGTTGTTAGATATGAAGGGTAAGCTACCAAAAATGGTAAGCTAAAGGCTATTGCGCTGAGTGATTATTGGGGTTATATTTCGCTGCAATGAAGGTGGGCGGTTCGCTACTATACAAGAGGGGTTTCCCCCGCGAACTCACCCCACCGACCCCTCATATCATTCCCTCGACGCAAAAAGATAAAAAATGAAAAGAAGCTATGCCATCATGATTGATGCTGGTTTTTTGCGCGCAAAACTTGGCACAAAGGACAAGCCTATTGACTCTGAAGTTATCAAATTGTTCGTTGAAAAAATTAAGGCCAGGCCTGAATTGAACGAAATGATACTTCATCGTGTTTATTACTACGACGCAGAACCGCTGACAGGAATTCAGAAGCATCCAATCAGTGGCGAAGTAATTGATTTCTCTGAGACAGATGTGTCTAAGAGAAATAAAATAATGCTAGATGACCTTAAAAAAACTCCTTTCTTTGCTGTCAGACTTGGAGAGACAAACTTCAGGGGATGGAAAGTAGATCCTTGGGCACTTAAAAGTAGTGACACGAAAACTGCATCTATAAAGTTTACTAACGTCAAACCTAACGTTCAGCAAAAAGGCGTTGATATGCGTATCGCTTTAGATATGTCATCGATGTCATTAAAGAAGCAGGCTGACGTTTATGCTTTGATTACCGGGGATTCTGATTTTGTACCGATCATTAAATTTGCAAGGAAAGAAGGTCGACAAATATTTCTCTACACATTAGGGCATGGTGTTAAGCAGACAATGTACGAACATTCAGACCTTCTAGTAGCCGATGGTTTTGATAAGCTGTAATTTCTAAACCCACCACCCGGTGGGTTTTTGCTTTCTGGATGTCGCCCACACAAACACCAAACCCGCTTCGGCGGGTTTTTGCGTTGCCTTGCCGCCATCCTTTGCTAACATGTTGCTACTTGTTACTTATGGGGATAGGGATGTGAAAAGTTTTGTTTTAGCGTTGTGTATTTTTTCTTTGCCATTTTCAGTATTGGCTAATGATATCGAATCTGCCAAGTCCATCATAAGTGATGCGATGAAAGATCCAGGGAGTACGCAGTTTAAATCTGTACGAACCGTAAAGAACTTGCTCGGCGATAGCTATGTTTGCGGCGAGGTGAATTCTAAAAACTCATACGGGGGATATGTCGGATTTAAACCATTTGCATATAAGTCTGGTAAGTTTGTCATCGATGGAAGTTATGCAGCCCCTGATGAACTTGAATTTTTCTCAATTTCCAGTTGTGGTGGCAAGGAACTTGAAAAGATGGCGACAGCCAGAAAGCAAGCCAAGAATGGTTGTAAGATATCCTGGGAAAAGATTACCGATGTCGTATTATTTGGTAACAGTCCGGAGAAAGCAGCTGATAACGCAATAATTAAAATAAAAAACATAAATCCAAATATACCAAACAGTCAAATTGCAGCCATAAGAACAAGTTTTATAGATTCTGTAGCGAAATCCTTATCTGATAAGGATTTTGTGCAAAGCGTTAAAGCAGAAACAAAAGTTACTGAACGAGCGTTTATGTCATCTTGTATCGATAACACATCTAAAGCGTTATCAGGCTTGTAAACAATAAGTTAATAAAAACCTCGCCACGGCGGGGTTTTTTTATGCCCGGAGAAAAGTATGGCGCAGGATTTAGGTGGTATTTATTACGAGGTTGACCTTGAAACTAGCAACCTGATTGCGTCGGTAAGAAAAGCAAAAGGTGAGCTAGGCGGCCTTGGTGGATCAATGGGCGGACTGGAGTCCAGCGTCAATCGCACAGAACGCTCTATTTCCTCTCTCTCCAGCTCAATGTCATCACTGACCAATATTGCTAAGAGCGTAGCTGCAGCCATAACCGTGCAACAGGTGGCCGAATACGGCAATGCATGGGTGACAGTAAATAACAAGCTCATTAACTCAGTAAGGGCGAATGAGGATCTTGCCGCAGTAACTCAACGTGTATTCGACATATCTCAGGATACTCGCTCTAGCCTTGAGGCGACTGCGACGCTTTACGGACGACTGGAGCGAGCAACCAGAAGCGCCGGCACAAGCACGGATGATCTGGCGAAGTTAGTAGAAACCATTAACAAAGGCCTGACCGTTTCCGGTGCGACTACGGAAGAAGCCAGCTCTACCATGATTCAGTTGTCTCAGGCGCTGGCTTCAGGCGTGCTTCGCGGTGAGGAGTTTAACTCCATCTCAGAGAACGGCAGCCGCTTGGCGGTGGCGCTCGCTGATTCTCTTGGTGTGACCATTGGGCAGTTAAGGGCTATGGCGGCGCAGGGTAAATTAACCACAGAGGTAGTGGTAAATGGCCTTCTAAAGCAGAGCGATCAGATTGCTAAAGAGTTCGCCAACACCACAATGACTATGAGCCAGGCTTTCTCTGTGGCGACAAACAACATCACAAAGTTCGTCGGGGAAGCGTCAAGCGTAAGCACGACAATCAATGTGTTTAATCAAGGCGTAATCAGTCTTAGCGAGAACCTGGATGTTGTTGCCCAGGCTGTTGGTGCTGCGGCGTTAGTGTTTGGAGGTCGGTTTGTTGGTTCTCTGGCTGCCGCGACGGCTGCTCAGGCAACCAATGTGATGGCATCCATTCAGGGAGCCACCGCAACCAGGGCAAGAGCGAAAGAGGAGTTAGCCGCTGCAACCGTAACGCAAAGACGAGCTGTGGCCGATAAGTCCGCCGCCATGTCTGCGCTCAACCTTGCAACTGCCGAATACAACGTTGCCAAAGGATCTTCAGCAGAGGCCTTCGCCCTTGAGAACGTCATCAGGCTAAGGGCAATTTACGTCCAAAGCTCATCAGCCGCGGCCTTGTCAAACAATGCTGTAGCAGCGTCTCAGGCAAGGGTTGCAGCCACCGGATTCACTATGGCTAGCGCAATGACAGCCCTTAAGGCCGTTACCGCTCCGCTAGGCGGCCCACTTGGTGTTATCGGTATTGTTGCTGCTGGTTGGTATCTGTACGCACAAAATCAGGAGGAGGCGCGAAAAGAAAGCATAGCGTTTGCTCAAACCCTACCGGATGTAATCAGTAAGCTCAAAGAGATGAACTTAGTTCAGGCTCAGGGCGTCAGGGCTGATACGGTCACCTCCATCAAGAATCAGGAAGAGGCGCTAAAATCCCTCAATGAAGAAATATCGGAGCTAAGCGGAAGATACAAGGACGCCAAAGTAGCAGCTGATAACTCTGCAGAAGGTAGCTGGGCAAACAATAGCGCAGTCGAGGCAGCTGCCGACCTTGAAAACCAGCTAGCCAAAAAAATCAGGGACAGGGATTCTGCTCAGCAAGCTTTAACAAAGTCTCAAGATGCACTTAGGCTTATCAACATTCAGGTAAACCAAGGGATTGTTGACCAGATGAAGGCCGCAAGGGACTCCGCTCTTGCGCTAGCAGAGGCAGAAAAGAAAACGTCACTCCTTGGTGGATCACAGTCATTCCTTGCTGAAAAGCTTGGTATTGCTACAAAGGAGCTGCAGAAGTTCAACGCCGAAAGCCTCAAAATCAACTGGGGCGGCAGTGATGGAGAAAAGCTCTTAAAGCAGGCTGAAAGAAGACTTGAGCTTTCAAAGAAAGAGGGCGAGGCCAAGGCGAGACAGCAGGCTGCATATGATGCAGAAGATGCGGGCATCACCGATGAGAGGGCAATAAAGACCCTCCAGGATAAGTACGCAGCCACTGAAAAAAATACTGCCGCCAGAAAGGAGCAGAAAAAAGAAGATAAGTCCGCAGCGTCAGAGGCTAAAAAGCTTGAAAATCAGCAGGAGTCTGTAACTAACAAGCTCGCTAGCCTCAAGCAGCAGTCAGAGTTGGCCGCAGATTCAACGCGAGAACTAAGCCGTGAGCAAGCCATTCTTAAGGCGCAGCAATCCCTCGGAAAGGCAGCGACGCAAGACCAGATTAAACAGGCTGGTGAGTACGCTGCGAAGACATGGGACATTAATAACGCCCTTAAAGCCCAGGCCGCAGCCGAAAAGCTAATCCCGGAGCGGCAGGAGTCAACCCGCTACACGCAGGAAACAAAAGACCTCAAGACTGCTCTCGATGCTAAGAAGATGACCAAGGACGAGTTCAATCAGGCAACCGAGAGAGCAGAGCAGCAACACCAGTCTAACCTCGCCAAGATTCGCTCTGATGCTGTCGTCAGCCCAATCAATGACGCTCGCGGCTCTATCGACCCGGTTCAGCAACTTGCCAACGAAAACGCCCGTAAGCTTGCTCTCATTCAGCAGTTCGAAACTGAGAAGGGACAGATAACAGCTAATGGCCTGGCCTTGATGAATGCTGCAAACCGGCAATATGAGCAGCAGCGACTTGATGCTCAGTGGGAGATTTTCCGTAACCAGAGTCAGGCAAACGAGCTACTTGCCACCTCTCTAGATGGGCTGCAGAGTGGCGCGTCCAGCGCTCTTACCGGGCTTATCAACGGCACTCAAAGTCTGCAGGAAGCGTTCGCCAACATCGGCACAACAATCCTGAACAGCGTCATAAGTAGTTTCGTTCAGATGGGTATCGAGTGGGTGAAAGCTCAGGTCATGGGGCAGGCTGCCGCAACAGCTTCTCTCGCGGCCACTATGGCTCAGGCAACTGCGGCCGAATCTGCGTGGGCCCCGGCAGCAATGAGCGCATCAATAGCTACTTACGGAACGGCGGCGGCTGTAGGCCAAACGGCATATGCCGGTTCGCTTCTGGCAGCCAAAGGAATGGCGGTCGCTGGAGCCCGTAAAAACGGCGGCCCAGTATCTGCCGGTGAAATGTATCGCGTAGGTGAGGGCGGCATGCCTGAGATTTACCAGGCCAGCTCTGGCAGGCAATACATGATACCTGGCGATAACGGCAAGGTGATCAGCAATAAGGATATGCAGGGCGGTGGCGGCGGTGGTGCGGTTATCCATCAGACTGTTGAGTTCCACATTCAGACCACAGGCGGCATAGACGACGCAACAATGGCGAAGATGTCAACCATGATGAAGCAAGTCAGCATTAACACCATCCGCGACCAGCAGCGGCCAAGCGGACTACTGCAGAGGAGCAGATAATGCCTGAAATATTCACCTGGAAGCCTGAGCGAGGCTATACCGTCAGCAGGCAGCCAAACGTTGCTGTGGTTAAGCTTGGCGACGGATATGAGCAGCGGCAGGTAAAAGGCATCAATCCTTTGATGGATAGCTACTCGCTGACCTTTAAAGGAACCGATGGCCTCTGCGGTAGGGCTAATATCGCCAAGGCTGTCGATGAATTCCTGAAAGCCAGATTGTCGGTGGAGGCGTTCTACTGGACGCCATCTGACACCGGAGTGCAACGGCTGTTTGTGTGCCGATCGTGGAGCACCACAAAGACCGGCCCACACTACGAACTTTCAGCCACATTTGAACAAGTGCCACGATGAGCCGAAAGGCGGGAGATAGTTATGACTTTAGAAGAACGTGTTGAAGCATTAGAAGCGGCTATGGCTAAGATGAGTATTCAGCAGCAAGAAGCTGATGCGATGAGGGACATAGCCAGACAGACCGTTAATGAGGTGATTGCAAATGCGCGTCGTCCTGGAGGTATGTTGAATGCGGCCCAATTTCAGGCCGCTGAATTTAAGATCGCATGCAATTCACAAAGCATTAGACCTAATGACGTTAACGCAATATTAGAAAATGCCAGACTAAATGCGATTTCAAATTCCTGAAATTTTGAATGCGTGAATCTTTGTCCTCTGAATTGTTTCGCTTGTTTCAGGAGTTGATGCGGCCTCTGCGCTGTGCCATAGAGCTTTTGTATTGAATCTGAATTTCTCTAATTGCTCAGGTGTAAGAACCTTTATTAGTTGGCGTACAACAGAATCAAGAGCGTCTACGCGGTCAATATTTCTCTGCAAAGTTTCTTTTTCCATTTGAATTCCTTAATAGAGGTAATCAGCCATCCCTCATTGTTGTGTGCGTCCATGCCCTCACATGGACGGGCTGAGGTCATACCTTAGCGGCCAGTAGTGAGTAATCACAGGGCAAAAGTCACACAACCAGATCACCAATATTGGTAGGTCATCACCAAATAACCAATTCGGCCGCCATCGCGCGGCCTTTTTTATGGGAGTTATCCGTGCGCGACATACCAGCAGAATTAATTATCGAAAGCGTTGACGCTGGCGTTGGCGCGTTTATCGACCTGTTTGAAGCAGACCTGCAGCCATATGGCGGCGACGTTGTTCGCTTCCATTCAGGCACGAACGGCTTCTACACGGACGTAATCTGGAAGGGGCGAGCATACCCGGCATACCCGATTGCCGTCGAAGGCTTTGAGATGAAAAACGAAGGGACGTATGCGCGGCCAACCATGGCAGTAGCAAACGTTTCTGGCCTGATTACCGGCATTAACAGCGACTTTGACGACATGCTTGGCGTTGTCATTACCCGCCGTCAGGTGCCGGTTAAGCACCTTGACGCTGTTAACTTCCCGAACGGGAACCCTGACGCCGACCCGACGAAAGAAGCGGTTTCCAGGTACATCGTGGAAGAGATGACCGAAGAGACGTTTGAGCAGGTCACTTACTCCCTGGCTACTCCTGTTGACTGCGATAACGCCATTATCCCGGCGCGGACAATACTGGCCGACGTGTGCCAATGGGTTTATCGGGGAGAAGGCTGTCGCTATGACGGGCCACCGGTAGCAGATGAGCGAGACAACCCAACAACCGATCCTAACCGCGACCGATGCTCTCATCGTCGCTCTGGTTGCAGGATGCGTTTCAAACGACCTGAGCCAATGCCAATCAGCAGCTTCCCAGGCTCTCAGAAGGTTTCCTGATGCAAGAGTGTATCGACTATGCGGCAACGTCGCAGGATGAAGTGTGCGGGCTGATCATCGACGACAGTCACCTGTTCCGCTGCCGTAATTCACACCCTGAACCGATGACTCACTTTCGAATAAGTGATGATGACTGGCTGGCTGCTGAAGAGGTGGGTGAGATTACTGCGGTTTTTCATTCCCACCCTCAGAATCAGCCAGGCCTGTCAGGCGCTGACCGGAAGATGCAAATTGCTACCGGGCTTCCGTGGTGGCTTGCCAGTAGTGGAAAGCTACATAAATTCAGACCAGTGCCATTTCTTCTGGGACGCAGATTCGAGCATGGAGTGATGGACTGCTACACCTTGTTCCGCGATGCATATCACCTGTGCGGCATTGACCTTCCTGATTTTGAAAGGAATTGCGGGTGGTGGTTGCGCGGAGAAAATCTGTACCTCAAGAACATGCCCGTCAACGGCTTTCGCCAGGTGTCCACTGAATTAGCCCATCCGGGCGATGTGATTATCCGGCAGCCATTCGATGGTGCCGATCCGTGCCATGCAATGATTCTCCTGGATAACAATATTGTGCTTCATCACGACCACACAGGACACCTCAGCAGACGAGAGCCGATGCGTCCGGCATTCATTAAACAGACACATTCGATATGGAGGCATGAACAGTGCTCATCTTTAAATTTGCAGGCCATCTACGCCGACATTTCCGCAAAGTCGAGTTAGACGTAGAGACGCCAGCGCAAGGCCTCCGGCTTCTTCTCGCTCAAAATCATGATTTTAAGAAAGCATTCCTCAGTTCAAATATGAGACTGAGGATCGCCGGCGAGGAAATAGAAAGTTCATCAGCGCAGTGGCATATGGACAGGCATTTGAATGACGGAAGTGTGATTTTGTTCGTTCCTGTAATTGAAGGGGCAATAACTGGCGTCACAGCTGCATATATCGCGATTGCAATCGCCGTGGCCTCGGTTGCTTACTCCGTCTACATGTCGAGAAACATGAAGACAAAAACATCAGCAGAATCTGCACAGACCGACAGCATCACCAACAACTCATTCACGAATGCCGAGAACCGAATAGGGCAAGGCAGGCCTGTACCAATCCTTCTGGGTGAAATGGTTGTAGGCAGTAACGTCATATCCCTCGGGATAGACACGACAAACAATATGGACTGGCAAGAGTCGATTAGCTAACAGGCCACCTCCGGGTGGCTTTTTTATTTCCGGAGAACGCGATGTCATCAGGCGGCGGCAAGGCTTCAACACCTACACTAATAAACGATAACCTACGTTCAAAGCAATTCCTGAAGGTGCTTGACCTCATCAGCGAGGGGCCAATTTACGGACCGGTTGACCAGGATCACCTTTCATCTTTTCTTCTGAACAAAACGCCGGTGACCAGCGTTAACGGTGACACAAATATCAACGGCGTAAGCGTGGCCTGGCGGCCTGGCTCTGAAACTCAGTCTCCTATTAATGGCTTTTCTGCCATTGAAGCGACGACCATCGTGAACAATGATGTCACCTTTAATACACCATTAGTGCGAACGGTTTCTGATGTTGATGTGACAAGGGTGCGTCTGAATATTGGCGTTCGCAGTCTTGTAGAGCAGGATACAAAGGGAAATCAGAAAAACACATCCGTCACGATGTCCATTGATGTTCGAACCGGCAACAACGTTTTCCAGCCCGTTAAAACCGTGACGATTGGCCCAGGCAAAATCTCAGGCGAATATCTGGAAGCGCATGTAATCGACGCTCCAGACACAAAGCCATTTGATATTCGTGTTCGCCGTATAACGCCTGACAGCACCAGCGACCTGCTTAGTAATGGGACGGTGTGGAATAGTTACACAGAAATCACTGACGACAACCTTACATATCCGTTCTCTGCTATCGCTGGCGCGGTCATTGACCGTGACCAGTACACCGACACGCCGACGCGTACCTATCACCTGCGCGGGCTGATTGTTGACGTGCCGGATAATTACGATCCAATTGCCCGAACCTATACAGGGTTGTGGACTGGTGGCTTCAAAAAGGCATGGACTAACAACCCAGCATGGCTTTTCCGGGCGCTGGTGACAAACAACCGCTACGGCCTTGCCCGTCGCGCTGGCTACATCGATGTTGATGATGGCTCGCTCTATATTCTTTCCCAATACTGTGACCAGTTAGTTAACGATGGCTACGGAGGTAAAGAGCCGCGGCATGTTCTCAATGCCTACATCACAGAGCAATCAAGCGCCAGAGATATTCTGGACAAGATTGCCGGAATGTTTCGTGGAGTGGCGTTGTGGGATGGCATGCGTTTAACAGTGATGCTGGACGCACCTCAAGACCCGATAGCAGCTATCAGCAACGCTAACGTTGTGGATGGGAAGTTTAGCTACAGCTCAGTGAAGCAGTCAGAGCGTTATAACGCTGTCGTCGTCTCATGGACTGACCCAAGCAACGGCTGGCAGGACGCGAAGGAGTATGTTTCTGACGATACGCTAATCAGCCAGAGCGGGAAGTACAACGAAACGACCATCGAGGCATTTGGTGCGACATCTCGCGGCCAGGCGTGGAGAGCCGGTAAGTGGCTGTTGGAAACTGCAAAGCGTGAGAATAAGCGTTTAACGTTCCAGATGGCGCGTGACGCTATCGCGTTCACACCGGGTGACATTGTTGAGGTGATGGACAACAACCACGCAGCAGCGCGGCTTGGTGGTCGCATAATCTCCCATGCTGGCTCTGTCATTACCGTTGATGCTGATGTATCTGAGCTGGCAGGGGGTGGCGATGGCATGTCCATCATGGGAAGTCACGGGAAGCTGGTTAAGTATGATATTGCCAGCGTCGCAGGAGACAAAATCACTCTTCGCACTACTCCGGCATGGGTTAAAGACGGTACTGTCTTCGTTATATCAACGGCGAGCGTTAAAACTCGACTGTGGAAAATACTTGGCGTCGCTGAGACCGAAAACAACTCCGTCTACAGCATCACCGCAGGACTTCACGACCCAAATAAGCAAGCTGTTGTTGATGAGGGTGCGGTCTTCGAGATACCAAATGATACTGCCAACGGCTATAGAGTACCGAACATCGAAAACCTGCGCATTATTAACACAAATTCAGAGACAGTTCAGGTCACGGCGACATGGGAAACTGCAACCACAACGCGCAAAATTACCTTTGAGCTGACCGTATACACAGAGGACGGAAAGGTTGTATCGCAGTACGAAACCGACCAGTTTCGTTATGAGTTCTATGGGATAGATGCAGGGCGTTACTCGCTGGGAGTTCGCGGCCGCAACGAGAACGGCATGAAAGGTGCAGAGACTCAGGTTAGTCTCGTGATTGGTGCGCCGCCAGCGCCATCAAGCGTTATCTGGACGCCGGGGCTATTCTCGGCTGTTATCGTGCCGGTTATGCGTATCACGGCAACAACGGACACTTCATTTGAGTTCTGGTACTCAGGCGAAAACAGTATATCCAACCCATCACAGATAGAAGATCAGGCCCAATTCCTTGGGCGCTCAACGCAGTGGACGCTGCAGGGATTGCAGGCTGATAAAACCTATTACGCTTATGTCAGGACTAGAAACGCCTTCGGTGTGTCTGATTTTGTCGAGGTGTCGGGTCAGGCTTCCTCTGATATTCCGGGAATGATTGACCTGATTGATAATGCTATACGCGATTCCGATGCATTTAAAAACGTGCAGGAAGGGGTTGATACTAACCTTGAAGGAATCATGGAAAACGCTCTGGCTAACCATGGCACCGTTGAGCATCAGTTCCAACAGCACGGAGAGGTGAGAGCAGATATTCTCGTTGTGCGAACAACTGTGGCAACCGTCGATAAAGGACTGGCAGATCTTTCCACCTATGTTCAGGCACAGATTGGTCCCAATGGTGAGTTAACCGCTGCTGTAAACCAGAAAATGACTGCTGAAGTTAATTTAGATGGGACAGCAAAAGCGAGTTACACGACAAACCTCGCAGTTATAAGGAATGGCGTAACTTATAGCGCAGGCATGGGGATGTCTATTGAGCCATCAGGTAACACCTATAAATCAACAGTCGTCTTTGCAGCTGACCAGTTCGGCATCTACTCAGGAAGCGATCCTGGAAATTATCAGGCTGCGTTCTTTGTGTTTAACGGACAGGTATTTATCAACTCTGCATTCATTCAGAACGGCAGTATCGATAATGCGAAGATAGGTAATTTTATTCAGTCTAATAATTATCAGTCTGGCGTTTCTGGCTGGCAGATTAACAAGAGTGGTTTCGCTGAATTCAGTCAGGTAACTGTCCGTGGTGCTATTTATGCAACCAGTGGTCAATTTGGTTTCACGAACAATGGAACAGGCGTAAACATTGATGGTAGAGGCGTGACTGTCAATCTTACAAACGGTGGCAGGATTGTATTGGGAGAGTGGTAAATGCCTCGGGGATTGTTAATTGATCTAAATGACGGCTCTCCAAGGATGGAGATAACTGCCGGACTGCGTTGCCCGTCATTTAGTGGAAGTAATGGAGACCAGATTCAGACGGGGGGAGTGGTAGGTGTAACAAAGACGCCCGGCTCTACAATGGTTATGCTTCCTGTTACGACAACCTATGCATACCCTGACAGTATAAGCCCGATACCTAGCATTGGAATGATGACGGGCTATGCGGATAATGGCAACGGAACCATTACGCAGAGTTGGTGGCACTCAAATCCGAGGCTGGCACAGCGGTTGACTGCGGGCGCTGCAAACTACGTAGAAATACTGGCAATATCACAGAGCGGCAATCGTGGGTTGCTGATTAGCGAGTCTACTGACTTTACGTTTATATCATCTGCAACTCAGTTTATGGGGTGCGTCTGGTACGGAAATTTCACCGTTAACGGAAACACCCCATTGCCAGCTAGCGGAATTCCCTTTGCTAGCTGGGATTCGCCCGATGTGTCAATTGCCTTTGATGGAACAAACCTGACATCATTCCTGGCTCATGATGGCTATGGAGATGCTGCACGCCCAGTAACAATCAGGCTTGCGATATTTGCGAGAGTTGATCCAACGCCGGGCAGAGGACTGACATTTGTTAACCCTGATGGAAAGGTAACATTCTCCACAACAAGGAAACCACTTGTTTTCAGGAATGCATTCTGGAATCCAGCCTCTGGCGCTGCAAATGCATCTGGAAATATGGTGATGATTTGCAGAACTGGATTCAGAAACAGGAATGCGGGTGGTTGGTGCAACATGAAACACAAAGGGATAATATTTAGTGGCGGGGTTGTTAGTAGCGCCTCCAACAATACAAAGTTTTCATGGACTGATCAATATCCCATTATTGACGAGAGGACAATTAATCTAAATATTCCTTTGATTCCAGCAATGTATTAATTATGAACCTTTACTGTGCCTCCAAATCCATTACCCCATAACATTTTCAGTCCATCATATCTTATATCAACACCTTCAAAAGGTATTTTTTCACCATTCTGCCAGATTAAAACACACTTACCATAAGACATCATGGCGCAGGTTCCATCTGGTTTAGGTGGTGATGAGCAAGAGGAAATTAGAAGTGTGGTAGTTAATAAAGTAATTTTAATTGATTTCATAATCGTAGTCCTGATTGTATTTCGTAAATAAAATTCGCCTGGAGCGTGGTTTTTATCAGGCTTATGTTTTGAATTTAAATATTGTTCAAATAAAAGTTGAGAAAAAATATCATTTTTTAAATTAAATTCAGGAGTAATCATGTCAGCAGGAACACTAACACTCACAAATAACAGCGCGGCGGTATCTGGATCGGGAACGCCGTTTAACACCGAGCTGGCCGCTGGTGATTTCATCGTTGTCACTGTCGGCGGTGTGCCATACACGCTGCCTGTCAAATCGGTAGAAAGTGCAACAGCATTAACACTCGTCAGCGTTTATACCGGACCGACGCAATCTGGAGCGGCGTGGTCTGCTGTTCCGCGCGTCGCATTGAATATGGTCACCGCTGCCTTAGTTGCGCAGAGCGCCGAGGCGCTGCGGGGCCTGAACTACGACAAGCAGAACTGGCAGCAATTATTCAGTGGTACGGGAACTATAACGGTCAGATTACCTGACGGCACAACATATACAGGCCCGGCCTGGAATAGCATTACAAAAGCGATAGATAATAAAGCAGATAAAACTGCTCTAGATAATAAAGCAGATAAAACTGCTCTAGATAATAAAGCAGATAAAACTGCTCTAGATAATAAAGCAGATAAAACTGCTCTTGATTCATATGCGAAAAAAGGCGCTAACGCCGATATAACATCAATATCCGGCCTTACAACTGCTTTAAGCCTTGCGCAGGGCGGGACTGGCCTCACGAATCCATTCGGAATATCTGCTAATACTTTTTGCCAGGGCAATGACACGCGACTGGGAACTGTAAACAATAAAAGTGGAGGGGAAATTTCCTCACCGATAACTGTCCGCGGAACAGGAATTACAGGGAAAATAAATATCATTGGTGCTGATTATACGACGACACAGGGAAGTGGAATTTACAGTGTATCGAGAACCAATAATGACCGTTTCGATCATTACCTTGGAGGTGCGGCAGTTGGTCAGCCTTTTTCCTTGCTGTGGGCGTTGAGGCCTGGCGGCGCTGATCCCGGGTCACTCTACTGGGGAATGGTAAGTTCTGGTGATATGACTACGCCGAAGGGTACTGTCATGACCAGCGGTTCCGACGTCAGACTTAAAAATAATTTAACTCCTGTCATTAATACCGACGAAGCCGGAAACCGACTTGATAAGATTGGAATTGTTGAATATCAGTGGAAATATGGCACTCGGACATGTAGGGGAATGCTTGCTCAGCAAATGGATGGTATCGACCCTTTGTACACATTCACGGAGGGGAAAGCCAGCGATGATGATGGCAAAGAGTTTGAGGTATTAAACGTGGATCAGACAGCCGTTGTGGCTGATTTAGTCCTGGTCGTGCAGTCACTTCGCAAGAGAGTGCAGGAACTCGAAGCTAACCAAAAAATGTCATAATTTTTCGGAGACAATTTCATGGGGCAGCCATGGGGCAAAAAATTAGCGCGAGGTTGCGTGAACTTACCAATAGTCCAAACACTCTCGCGCTAAATCTCTGTCTTGAATCGTGATGTTTCCTGTTCTTTCTCTACCTTACGATTTGACTCCTCATATGATGAACATGCAGGTGTAGTGGCACCAGCACGGTTTTAGTGGGGAAAAGGTCTGCGACGGGCCTTTTACTCATCTATTACAAGCACTATTAATTATCATTCTTATTTCAATTCTGTATTATTCCGCACGCTAAACCTTTTTATAATATTCGATTAACAACTGAATATTTCATATGAAAGACACTCAGAATTTTCTCGTTTTATGCCCAATGAATGCTAAATGGCATGACGCAGATCAAACTTCCCCCCCGCATTGCAATGCATATTCAGCGCCGGAATTATCACACATTATTATTATTTTATTTTTTTTCTGGGTGATATTCGAACAGGTTCATATCGCATCAGGGAAATGAATAGCCGACCATAAGTATATTGTTAATTGAAAAATGACAGCGTGACGACTGAACGTCCTGCTGGGCTATCGGGTGCGCGCCTCATGGGGTGAGAGAAAGGTCGAGGGTTAAAGAAAGTCGATAAAGCTTATTTAATTTCTGGCGAAACTATTAAGGGAATAACGTATTAAATAAAGAAGAGTGATGGTGCTTAATAAATTATTGAGGTGATAGTTAACCGGTTGCAGCCGGTTAACTATCGATTTGATCGGATTTTACTAAATCTTCACAAGCGAATATATAGTAGGTTTTTAGCATGAAAAAGGCAACTTTAGCGTTAATTCTGGGCGTTTTTATTAGTCATTATTCCTGGGCCGACGAAACTTCTTATGAGGTAACGGGCAATAACGGAAAATTCACGTTAGTGGCGGATACCCTCGGCGGAAACACGGTGTCAGGATTGGCCGGCGTCTACAATCTCGATCAGTTCGATATTGACGTAAAAAGAAATGCCAGGGTTTTGCTTGCAACTGAAGCAGGCGTGAGTGCTAACCAGGCGGCGATTGCTTCGCTGGGCCAGGATGTTCTGGGCGTACAAAATACCGGGGTTTATGCACGTTCAAGAGCTGACGCCGCCATGGCAAATACTGAAGCCAACAAAGCCGCGCTTCAGGCAACTAATCAGGCGATGGCTGAGAATACTGCCGAACTGGCTAATCATGAGTCACGTATTGATGCCCTGGAAGCCAATACCGTCAACAGCAGTAGCTTTAACCGCTTAAAAGATCGGGTGGACGAAAACCGTCAACGTGCCTCTGCGGGTATTGCCGGCGTTGCCGCTATGGCTAACATTCCCCAGGTAACCCAGGGTGCGACGTTTTCCGTAGGCGCCGGGGCAGGCACAACCGACGGTGAGAGCGCGCTTGCGGTAGGGTTCTCCGCTCGTGCGACGGAAAGCACCGTGGTTAAAGCCTCCGTTTCAAACGATTCACAGCAAAACTTTGTTGTGGGCGCTGGTGCATCCCTGCAGTGGTAA